GCGGCCCCCTCGGAGGGCGCCAGCCCGGAGCCGGGCAACCTGAGCGTGGCAGCGGATGAAGCTTGGCGCACTTGGAGAGCTTGGGAGGGGGCGTCTTCCCAGGCCGAGGCAGCCGAATTCCGATCCATGCACCGAAGGGCTATGAAGGACCTATTGAACGCGATGCAGGCCCCCCAGGCGTCCCGGGAGTCCCCGGCGGGCCGGGAATGGTGGCTCAAGACGACTTGGAGCCCCAGGCATGGCGAATATGCATACGCCATCTCCGAAAAGGAGCCAAGGAACAGCCAAGGCGAGCCAATCGCTAAAGGGTACGTCCATGTCAGGGAGGTGGTCGAGTCCCCCGGTGCTCCCGCCGCGAGGCTGACCGTCGAACAGCTCAAGGGCGCGCTACGCAAGGCCGCTCCCGGCTCCCAGGAGCTACTGGGGCAACTACGAGACCACGCGTTGCAACGGCCATCGGAAACCCCCATGGGCGGGGCCGGTGCTCCCCCTCAAGCCCAGAGCGTCGAAACGACCTTGCATATCACCCCGGAAACCCCGCCGGAACTCCGTGCAGCCCTGGAGGCAGCAGCTAGGGGAGCGTACCAGGCGGCGGCCCCTCAAGCCCATGATCTGGACGAGATTGAATCCGCCCTTCTGGACGCCAAGGCGGCCGTGATAAAGGATGCTGACCTCGCTCTCGCGGCCCTGCATCGCCTCCGTGGGGCGGCCCCTCAAGCTCAGGCCGGGAAGGCGTCGTGAAAATCCTCATTTAACCGAAAAGGAGTCACCATGAAAATAGCCTTATGCTTACCCATCTTCTTCGCCTTAGGCTGCAGCGGCCCGGACGAACTTCTTGTCGCCCATAAAGAGCCGGGTACGAAAACCTGTACCGTTCCCCTCAAGGCGCCGCAGTATGAGGATATGGATACCACCATCGCCTTCGATGACCACAATTGCACAAGAGGACCGTCTCACTGGGAGGCTGGGCCTTGAAGCCCGAAGAAATTGAAGCCGCCTGCAACGACCCGGATACTCTAGAAGTGGTTCTTACGGGGAAGAAGGGGGTAACCCATATCTATCCGTGCAAGGAGGAGGGGTATAAGGACCTTTTTCGCGAATGGTTGACTAATGGGGCGAACGAAAATCCACTGGAGTACTGGCAAAAGTATTGGCGCACCGGAATCATTGACGAGAAGGACCTAAAGGAGCAGAATACGTTCGTGTTTGGATTCCTTGAAGCGTTACGGCAGTCGTGGGGCTATCCCGAGGATTTATGGGAAGGAATCGCTAAAATCGAAGTAAGAAAGGCTAAAGTATGAGCGCATATAAACCTTGCCCCGGATGCGGAACACCAACCTATTTAGGCATCTGGTGCAGGCAATGCAGTGGCCAACCGACACCTCCGAACTCAGAAACCGCGCTTGTCCTAATGCGCGAGCCGGAACGCCAGGCGTATAGCTATAGCCACGAAAAGGATCACGAGCAGGAAGCCTTTATAGGGGATGGCGTGCATGGGAATGGCCCTCCTTAACTGCTCAAATATGCCCTATTTACCCTTCCTTGACAAGGGAAATTTGGGTGACTAAATTGTCCTTCCTTCAACCAAATTAGGGAAACCATGCCAGAAATCACAATCAATAAAGCACTAGTTCTTAAGGCGGCGCTTCAGAATCGCGAGAACGATCTGAAGAAGCTCTTGGAGGAAACCGTAACCCAGAAGACACGCTTTTTTGGGAGCGACAATTCCGAAATCTCCAAGCCTAAATATGACCCGAAAAAAGTGGATGCAATCTTGGCGGAGATTAAGTTGGCGATTTTTGAAATCGACGCGGCCTGCAAGGAATCGAACGCCAAAACCGTGATTAGTGTTTCCGAAACGGATTTCAAAAAGCTGATCGGGAACATCGGAAGCGACGAGTAAAAATGGGGAAGCGGATAGAGGACCGTTGAAATACGGTCCTTGAACATGAGGGCACCTAGCTTGCTAAGCTGGCGTTATCCTTGGGACTCCCGATCAGGCGGCAACCGAGGTGTTGTTGTAAGCCGCCGGTCAACTTGTTGCCCATGTTGTGGGTTGTTGTCCAAACCCGCCTTCACTTCCGCTTCCCTCCTTTTCCCTACGCAGTACGGAGCCCGCCCGCGGCGGGCGAAGCATAGTTGGCGCTACCGGTTATGCGAGGACGTACAAGCATCCATGAGTAAAGCTGGAGTTGGAGCTTCCTATAGGTTTCGTGGTGCTATCCGTGTGCGAAATAATCGGACAGCCGGAATCAAGCCCGGCCGTAGGGATTAAATATGAAAGCTGAATTCGCAAAGATCCTAAAGGTGGAAACAGGGTTAGATGCCCTTCAATGCGAGCATTTTCCTCATGGCCCCGTAGTTGTTTCCATGCAGGATGGCAGCTTCTTCTGCTGGTTCGATGCGTTCGTTCTTATGGATGATGATTCCGTCTATGTTTTCACAGAGCATTACGGTTACCACGTCTTTGAAGCTGAATTAATAAACGCTTGGCACGGCCCTCAAGAACCCAAACCCCATTGAAATATGGAAGATAGGGACGCCCGCGATGAAAGCGTCAAGCGCACGGAGCGCATAGAGGCGGCCTTGAAGCTTATAACCGCCCTCCGAAATGGCGCATGTCCCTGTGGATACATGGGCACCATTTTAAATGGTACATGCTGGAAATGCGGGACAGAGTGGGGGATTGGGCCAGAAATGCTTAAGCCGTAGAGATTAAATGGAAAGATTTACTGATCAAGATGTTTGTGAGGTAATCGCCTTCTATCGCAAAAAAGGATGGGATTGGGCTATTCCCGTAGCATTCATGGCTTGGTATAATGCAGGGAAACCCTAAAGCGCCCGCTCTTCGCCGCCCTCTTCGTGGCACTGGGCATCATGCCACGTCTCCGCCTTCTTCTTCTCCAACCAATCAGCGACGCAGCCGTACTGGGCAAAGTAATCGCCGCCGCCGTAGGTGAAGGCGAAGGATTTGGCTTCGCTGGTATGGGTGACGAAGACACGGATGGACGTGTCGACGTTCCGCTCCTGGAAGTCGGCTACCATCTTCTTGACGGATTCTTCAATGTCCTTCTTGCGATCCATTTGGCTTTAGGGTATAGCGGTTGAGGATTGAATTCTGAAGGAGCGCCATCTCCCCATAGAGGACCATGGCGCGTTCGCGGTCGGAGACGATATTCTGCCCGACGCCAGCAATCCACGTGGAGCGCGTCTCGGCGTCGACGGTGCGGGCCACGACAGCGTAGTCGGCCACGTGGTAGGACTCCATCAACTGTTCCAGCGCCACAAAGAAGGTGGGCGGCTTAGACGGTTTCTCGTCCATCCGGGCCTTCCATCCACTTGAGGAATTTTTTCAGCTCGCGGTCGGCGTGGTCGAAGCGGGTGCCGTAGTATTCGATGGACTCCTCCGCCTCCACCTCTTCCAGGTACTCCTCAAACATCTCCTTCAAGGAGGCCATCATCTCCCGGAACTCGCCTTCGGTCATGTCCATCAGATCTCGCGCTCCTGAAAAGATTCCACCTCATCCATACTCCAGCCTTCATTTTCATACGGTGGAGTGATCCTCTGAACTATTAACCATGTCTTTTGGTTTATGTCTAAAAAAACCAGCTCCACGTCCTTGCCCGAATAGCCCTTAATATCCCCGTTTTTGAGCTTGACCCTCACATACTTCCGTCGTTCTTCTTCCATAGATCCATTCTCCTATCCCGCTTGCCAGGAATTCATATCTTCATCGTCCACCACGACATCCGTATCTTCCGCCTGGAACATGCGCCGGCGCACCAGGTCGCGCATGCGGGCGGCCTCGGGGGTGAAGTGCAGGTCCACGATGGGGGCGGGCTTGTGCTCGCGGTGGCGTTCACGGACCCAATTCCAAATGACCAAGGCGTCGGCTCTATCCGGGGAGCGGTTCAGGTGGTCGGCGTCGCGGAGGGTGTTCTTATCCACGATCTTAATGACGCCGTTCTCTTCCTTGTAGGTATGCGCCAAAACCTCTTCTTGAAGGAGGTGCAGGTTTTCGTAGTAGCCCTTTTCGCCCTGCAGGTCGGAGAGATCAATCAGCCCTGCGGCCATGTCTTCCTTGAATTTCCACCACATCTGCGAGCGCAGGTTATTGAAGCGGATCTTGTACGCGGAGTCCGCGGCCTGGCGATCGTACGCTTTGTCCTTATACTTCATCGGGTCGATGCGGTAGCCCTTGGGATTGCCTTTCAGGAAGTGGAAGACGCCCGTGCCCGGGCCGATGGAGTCGATACCGATCGATACGTTCCGCGCGCCCATGATGTCCGCGCAGCCTTGGGCCTCATCGAGGATCTTTTTCCCGAAGTCGGGCGTCTCCATGCCCGGCCATTCCTTGAACTTCCGGACCTGGTTCCCGAAGCCGACGCAGAGGGTACACTTGTCCCCATGCTCCGCATAGTCCGCGCCCAGGGCATAGAGCCCCGGCCGCTTCCGGTTCTCCCCCGAAAGCGCCTTGACCCAGTCGCGGGTCCGCACGACCTGGAACGGCCGGTCGGCGAGGTCCCAGATGCCGTACTTGTATGCGCGCTTCTTGTCTTCGGGCAGCTGCTCCAGGCGGTCGCGGTAGCCCGGATCCTTCTCCATCAGCGCCTTGTTCTCTTCGCGGTAGCAGGGGATGAACTGGCGGAGCATGGCGCCGGGCGTGCCGGGGGGCACCTTGGTGTCCCGATCGTGCTTCGTCAGGAACCAGGCCTTCTCCATCGGCTGGAGCTTGTCGATAAAGCGGTCCTTCACCCAGAGGAACCCTTCACCGTCCGGGTTTCCCGAGGCGCGGATGCGCTTGAAGATGGTCGTATCCGGCGAGCGGAGCCAGGCCATGAGGAGGAGGTAGGGCATCTTCGGGAACTGACAGAGCTCGTCCCAGTAGTAGTGGGTGCGCTGGTTACCCGTGTAGTTGTAGACGTCCTTGACGTTATTGAGATGGCCGAAGCGAAGCCGGGCCCCACTTGGGAACGTGAACGTATGCCGCTGCTCGTTGAAGCTAGCGCCGAATCCCTTGTACAGCCCCAAGGCCTCGTGGATGATGCCTTCCAGGTCGGTGTAATGCCGGCGGAGAAAGAGGCCGTTGGCTTGCGGCTTATCGATGTCTTCGAGGAAGTCCAGAAGGAAGCCGAACGATTTGCCGCCGCCGGCCTCGCCGCCCATGAACACCTCCGTGGCGTTCGTGGTGAGCATGGTCAGCTGCGACCCTTTCTGGGGGTAAATGACGCGCCGCTCCGGCTCGAGCTTGGCTAAGGGGTCCTCGGGATTGAACCACTCCCCCTTCATACTCGTGTAGGTCATGGGAGTCTAATCCGCCTCAGCGCTTGATCTTGGGGCGGGGAACCAGGCGGGGATAAATGAGGCCTTTATCAGTTAAAAGGAATCGGATGCGAATCGTGGGGACGCGGATGATGTCATGGGGGTGGATCATGGTCGAGGTGTAATGGCGGGGGATATTCGGATTGGTCATGCAGTTGAGCTTGTGCGGGGAGAGGCCGAGAATCCGCCCCAGCTCCGGCCGCTTGATCCACCGCGCGCCGGCGTCGTCCAGGTCCGAAAAATTTTCGCCCATCTTATTGGGTTTTATTGTGGAGACCTTGAAACGCTCCAGAACCTCCTTGATCGGCCCACGGATCTTCTCGGGATAGGTGCCCAAGTCCTTGGCGATTTCCTGGATATCCTGCCCTTTCAGGAACCGCCGTTCGATCAGGTCCCATTCTTCGGGGGTCGTCTTCGCCTTCAGCGCCCGCCAGAAGACAGGGTCCGGCTCTTCCTCTTCCGGTGCGGCCGCATGGTCCTCCTCTGCCTCTGATAAGCTTAAGGAGGATTTGTAGTCGCGAACGTGGGCGGTAAAAGTCTTCTGGACGTAGAAGCGGAGCCAGTGGACAAACGGCCCCTTGCCCGGCTTATACGTCTCCAGGGCCCGGGCCAGCCAGAGGACGGCCGACTGCTTATAGTCCTCGCGATCCTCCCCCAAGACCCGCCACGCCTGGAAGAGGTGCAGGTCCAGCTTATACAGCTCATCAAGGATGTTCCTCCGGGCGGACTCGGAGGCTAGAGGATATCGCTGCGCAAGGTCGTCGTTCTTGGCAAAGAACGCCGCCGTCGTTAAGCCCTTAGGTGCGACGGACATTCAAGAGCACCCGAGCCGCCTCCACGCTGTAGCGGAGGCCGGTCAATCGGGAGCGCACGTACTCGCCCGTCCAATAAAACCAGGATTCGAAGCCGGTAGGAATCGGAAAGCGGGTGGGGGTAGGGGAGAGATCAAGCATCGGCCTTGCCCTCCAGACCGCGGGCCTTCCGCTTCAGCCGTTGCTCCTTGGTCAGAAAGGGAACAATGTTCTCTCCCGTATTGGCCGGGATGAAATAAGGCCCGTTCGTAGTCAAGGTTCCACCCGGAACCGTGTAGGGCCGCGCTGTCCCCACCTGCTTCCGCGCTTCCTCATCCTTCTCCCGCTGCTCCTTCACCGAGTGCACCAGCTCCAGCTCATACTCCCGGAAGCTGGCGGTGATGTTCTCGCCCATCAGGGCCGAGAGCTCGGGGCAGTCCATGACCAACAGGTATCCTTCCTTCTGCGGATCATGTCGAATGACGGTCCCCTCCGCCCCCTCGAAGAACTCCCCCTGGCTCACATGCCCATCCGGCCGCACAATCTTCGACGGCTGCGACACGACCCTCACCCGATCCCGGAACTTGAACTGCATCTGGTACCCCCTTGCCTCCTCCATTCTCCAATGCGATAATCCGGACTTTCCTAAAAAAGGCGTTATACAATGGATCCATGAGCACCTACACCCCGAGTCCCGAGGACAATAAAAGCAAGGTCTACCGCGGCATCCGCCTCGACGCCGACCTCGACCACGCTATCCCCATTCTCCTCGAACGCCTCGCCCAAGAAAAAGGCTACCGCGCCGAATCCCTCTCCTCCTTCTGCCGCAAAGCCATCCGCCACTACTACAACCAAACCGTCCAAGCCTACAACGAAAGGATGAAGGCCCGTGCCGCCCATTAACGCCGACTCCACCGAAGACCTCATCCTCGCCTACCCCGCCAAGTTCCAGGAATACCTCCACCTGGAAAACCAACTCTGCTCCGCCCACGGCCCCTGGCTCGACCCCCGGGAACGAGAACGGGCAGAGTACAAGCTGGACCTCCTGTACCGCTTCTTCCGCTTCGACTACACCCGTCAAAAGTTCGGCATCAGCCTGGCCAGCCGGGCCGGGTCAAACAGCGGGAAGGGGCCTAAGGGCTAAATTTTTTGGCGGTGGCCGGCTGGTGGCCTGTCCGGTGCTTCCAAGGCTACCGAGCGGCCACCGGGCGGGGTGGGGGAGGTGTCCCAAAATGCCGATTGTCCACGGGCGGGATAAAAGGACCGTCTAACGGGGCAGGGGGTCGTACGGAAGTCGGATCGGCTTAGAGGGGCATTTTAGGGAACCCATGGGCCCCCCCTATACCCCCACGTACTGTCCCCCTCCTCCCCGGGGGGAATGCAATTGCATTCGAATGCATTGTTACCCCTCGCCTTCGGCTTCGGGTAGAGGGAGAGGGGTCGGCGCGGGACCGGGCAGCGGCAGGACTTCGGCCGCCTCGATTTGAACCGGCGCCTCCCGCTCGGGCTTATGGTAGGCCACGAGGACGGATTTGACTTCCCCGGAATGGTGCACGTCCTGTTTCTCCGACCACTGGAACCAGTTGGCGGCCGCCAGCTTGGCGAAAATCGGGTTATAAAGGCCTTTCAGGGCGTTATCAATGACCAGGTGCTTACGGAGAGATCGAGCGCATGCGAGAGCATAGGCAAAATCTTTATGTTTCCGCGCCCACTCATACGCCACGAACGGATAAAATCCGATGGACATGGCCCATTGGCCGAGGTGGGGGGGGCTGTTCGGGATTTCCTTTAGGCTTTCTCTTTTAACCGATCCATCCGAATGATACCAGGTTTCGAGGATTTCCCGGGTGGGGGGTCGGTCGAAGAAATCGATCAGGGATTGGCAGTACTCGGGCTTATAGGCGCCCACATCGGAGGAAAGCCGTCCTTTGACCCTTTTGGGTTGGCCGCCGGCTTTAGAGAAGGCTTCGGCGATATCGTCATCGGTGAGGGATTCGTTTGTGCTTCCGGTGCCGATGGTGGGGACGTTGGCGGGGTTGGCGTGTTTAAGCCGTTCGGGCCTTTTTTTGCCTTTTGGGGGGAATTCGGGGGTTAGGTCGGTTAGGGGGGTTAGCTCTTCCATGGGGATCTAATCCTTATTCAGTCCGCCAAGCATAAATCGGGGTGATTTGTTCCGCTTTTCTTATGCGATCGGCTTAGTCCTACCCTTGTTATATCCTTCCTCTGGAGGTATCTTATGAGCGTAGGGTAATTCCACCCTCACTAGGAGCAAAGACCATGATCGCCCGTAACCTCGCTTTCGGCCTTGATTTAGACACGGAAAAGTACTTCGGCCAGGAAGAGCGCCAGACCTTGAACACCCAAGAGGGGATCCGCGCGTGGATGCGGGATCACGGCCTCGATTACAAGGTCTTGACTGTGAACCATAAGAACGCCCTTAACGGCCAGCCCACGCACTTTTATGACGTCTACCGCGAAGACACCCGCGAAATCCTGGGATCGGGCTTGTCCAGCCGTTTTACGACCATCCAGAATGACGAAGCCGTAGAAATCCTGTCCGCCTTTGCGGGCGAAGCGGGGGGCATGGTCATGGCCCGTGGAATGACCTTTGACGGCGGACGCGTGGCTGTGGCTCAGATTGACCTGGGGGAAATGGTCATCGGCGACACGGGCCGCGGAGGATTTAAGGACGTTGTAAAACGGCGGATCACCTGGGCGAACGCCCACGATGGATCCGGCCGCATGAAGTATTTTACGACCCCCACCCGCATTGTATGCGCCAACACGCTTACCCGGGCCCTGAACGGCTCCGACGATGGATTCGCCATTTCGCACACCAAGAGCGCGGAAGACCGCCTTCGGGCCGCAAAGCGGGCGTATCACATCATCGGGGATCGCTTGGTCAAGACCGAGCGCGTTTTCCAAGCCCTGGCCCGGAAGCGCGTGACCGAGGACCATATGCGGGAATACCTCTTCCGCCTCTTTCCCGCGGAAGGGAAGACCGAGTCCCAGGGGGCCAAGAACGCCAAGGAGCAAGCCGATTCCGTCGCGCGTTTGTGGCGGGATGCCGATGGCGGCCGCATTGACCCGGCGACCGCTTGGAACGCCTACAATGCCGCAACCAAACACTTTTGCCACTCGGGAGCCGTCCGCCTGCACGACGAGACGATCAGCAAGGAAGAGGGGCGAGCAAAGGCGGTCTTATTCGGCTCCATTGCGGAGAAGAACGGCCGCGCGCTTCAGACCTTGGTAGAGGTGATGGACATGGAGGACGACATTTCCCGCATCCTCCGGGCCGTGGAAACCTCCCAGGCCGCGCAGCTCGCCACCTATGCGCCGCAGCCGGTTTCGATCTGGGATATTGGCATCGGCCAGTAATTCGCCCCTGATGATGGCCCCCAGCGCGGGGCCGAAACCCGGGATTCCGGGTCGGGCAAGAACAAAGGAGCAAAGACCGTGGCAACGCATACACCCGCACCCTGGCACACCAAGTATCACGCCTTCCAAGATGGAACGGGCGGGGATAAGTTTTTCACCCTGCACGGTCCACGCCGGGCCCACATGGGAAAATTGCCCGCTTGGACGGATGAAGACGAATATAACGCCCGTTTGATCGCCGAAGCCCCGGCCACTCTTGCAGCCCTGGAAGCGGCCGAGCGCGCCCTTACCACTTGCGCCGATTGGCTACGAAGCCAAGGCCAACACCGCGCCGATACGGCCAAGCATTGGGCCATAGAAGCCCAGGCGGCAATTAGCCGAGCTAGAAGCGAAGTCTAGCCCCAAGCCCCTTTTAGGGGCCTCTTAATGCAGCCTAGGCCGGTCCCAAGCCCGGAGAAATGCAGAGGGAGAAAAAGGAGCAAAGACCATGAAAACCAAGCTTATTTTCCTGTCCCTGGCCATCCTCAGCCCGATCGCCCATGCGTCCTCGGTTTGTCGGGAAGCGCGGCCGACCTCGGATTCGGCGCAATACGTCCACGTGACCGACCAGGCCGGGAAAACGCATCGCCTATCCCTTTTCATCCTCGGGAACGAAGATGGGCCCGAGTTCGCCGCCTTCCTGAAATCGCGCAAGCATGCGGCGATGGACCCGGGGCGAATGGTCTATGTCAAGGCCGAAGGGGATTCGATTGTGAAATTCCCCGATGTCCTGGACTGCCCGACCAAAAAAAGGAAGGCGCTTAAGCTTTAGCCCCTGACGATGGCCGGCCACGCCCGGCCGAAACGCGGGAAACCGCGTCGGGCAAGACAACCCAAGGAGCAAAGACTATGAAGCCTCAAATCGTTGTATTCACCGAGCACGAACCCGCAACCCTGGATCGCCTCATTGCGGAAGCCAAGAAGCGCGGCCACGCCATCCACCGGGGATCGGACTTCCTCAAGTTCAGCGCGCACGAAGGCCTAGAGGCCGTGCCGCTCCCGAAGCCTAAAAAGACTGTCTACGGGACGACGGAAACCGATGCGGCTGTCCCGTCTATGGTCCAGCGCTACAAGCTGGAAGACTATCTCCCCGAGGGAATGTAATGGCCTACGCAATCCCGATTCACTTCGCTTTGTCCCTTTCCATCTTTCCCGCCGCCTATTGGTTGGCGCTAAAACAGGAAGCCTAATCCATGAGCAAGCAACTCGCACACCGCATCAAGATCACCGCGCAAGGAGGATTCCATAAGAGACCCCTGATCCTATTCTGGATCGAACCGGGCCGCTATAGCCTTGGATGGCCACATATGCTCACACCCTCCCAACAAAAACGGGCGGCCCGGCATTTTTGCGGGATCAAATCCTGCCAATGCGGAGGATTAGATCGCGCAACCATCCACGGAATACAGCGAGAAACCTAACCCGCGCGGGCCTTGCGCCCGCTTATATGGGCCCACTAGCCGCGCGTCCCCGTCGCGGGCCTGGATTGACTAAGACGGCAGAAAGGAACGCTAGATGCCCGAATATATTGTGAAAGTCAAATGGGAAACCTTTGGCGAAATGAAAATCGAAGCCAAAGATGCAGCCGAGGCGGAAGCAAAAGCGTACGCCAACGGAATACCACGCGCCGACCAAGAAACCGGAATCGGAAAAATGACGGTCTTAGATGCCGTCCCCGCTAATGATCCCATGGAAACCGGAGAACTTTGATGACGAAAGATTACCCCATCACCACCAAGGCTGGAAAGCGCCAATTCATTAAGCAGCTTTCCAAGCACACGCAAGAACCCTGGGAAGCGGAACCCATGGGGCACTTTGCCCGCATATGGTCTAGAAAGGCCGCTACGGGCCTAAAACTGATCGCCGAAGTCATCACGGGTAATGATGAAGATAAGGCGAACATGCGTCTAATTGCCGCTGCCCCTAATTTGCTCAAAACCTGCCAAGCCCTACATGATGCGCTCTCTAACATCCTAGAGGGATGCGCATCACCCGAACGCGGACAGGCCGGGTTTAATGATCATCCGGGCTATGATTACCCCTGGATCCATCGAGATCAGCGCGCGCTGGCCCTCCGCGCCCTCCGCCAATCACAGAAAACCGTCGCCAAAGCGCAGGGAAAATAACCATGCCAAATTACAACCCCGAAGCCGATGAAATCGATCCCGAAGACTTGGAGGCATCCGCGGAACTATATGATCGGATCGCAACCCAGCATACACCCGGCCCATGGAAAGCCCATCCAAGCGGTAGATCGGTTTATACTGACATAGATAACCCTGCCGGCCTGTATTCGATTTGCCAAGGTTTCGCCAACAATCCGGAAGCAATGGACCGCGCCAACATGCAACTAATTGCTCTGACTCCCGACTTGGTACACGCCTTGGAGGAAGCTACACGCATCCTCAAAACAGAAGTCACATGGTTATATCGATCGAAAAAGATCTTGGACAGATTCGACCAACTTATAGCCAAAGCGAAAGGATAATAATTATGGCCCAAGAAATGCCGAAATTCCACCCTCACTCCCAAAATGCAATGGAATGGAAACGGTTTATGCAAGCGGCGATTATGGCTAATGGGGATAATCGCCAAACCCCCGAAGCCATGGCCAAAGAATGCGCGGAGATAGCGGATTGCGCCCTTGCGGAATTCAATAAACGCTTGGATATGGAAAGGATCTAAATCAGTTGCCGAACGCGCCCGGTTTAGGCGCGGCACCTGGGGAATGATTCCCAGGCCCGGCCCCTGCAAGGATGGGGCATATCTGGCGGGAATCCAGTTAGGAGCAAAGACCATGATCGGAAGCTATGAAGACCAGCGCAGGCTAGAACGCGAGAAGAAAGAGCGACAGCAAAAAGAACGGAAACTAAGAGCGACCCTGATCGCGAAACAAATGGCCAAGGATAATCCGGATTGGAAATACTCCCTTCAAGCGGATTACGATCGCAATTACCTCACCCATGTCAACGGAACACGGGTTTCGGTTTCGTGCCATTACCCCTATCGGAAAATCACGGCCTCTTACTGCACTCCCGGATATGACTTTTCCGGGGGCCCAGCCTTAAACTTTAGTGTTGATGGCGACCGAAACGTAACCGATGCGGCTAAAAGCCTGGCCAAGCGCATCTTGCCGGCAGCCTTGGAACGATACGCTCACCACCTCGATAAAAAGGTGGCGGCGGAAAACGCGGACAGGGATTATCGGGCCTTACTGGAGCATTACGCCCGCATATGCGAAGCGCAGATCAAGCCGGACGACCTGCGGCGATACGTCGAGAACCGCCGTTGCAACCTGCCCATTCTTCCGCGGGATCCCAACAACGCCAACCGCGTCCGCGCCGAAATCGATATCAGCACCGGCCGGTATAATAAGATCACGATTGACGACCTCACCCATGAACAAGCCCAAAACCTCATCTTTAAAATCCGGGAGATCTTTAACACATGAATAATTACACCTTTTGGATTCCTATCCCGGCCAAAGGAATAAACGCTTATGATGCGTGGCGAAACCTTCGATTTATTGGCGAAACATGGTATCCGGAAAGCCTTCAATCGCCTCAACCGCCGCCCATATTCCAGAATAGCGATCCCATTCCAGCCGCCGAGATCTTAGGCGGCTCCTTAAGCGCAGGATTCGGGATTGACGAAGGAGAGGACGACGCCGAATGACGCCCATAGAACAAATCCAAGCCATTTTCGGCGACGTCAACACCATCAAATCCCGCCTTCGATCCTTGGAAAAAACGCTCCCGCCCGACCCTCCGGAAAAGCTAATCCAGGCCATCAAAAGCGCGCATTTCATGAACGAAAGCTTACGCCTAACCCTCTTCCAGCTAGAACGAAAATATCGGACAGAAAAGGGGGCGGGAAAGGTATAATGATCGCTATGGCATTGAGTCCCGCTGACCTCCTTGATACCATTGGGACGGCCGAATGGGCCGCCCTACATGGCATTTCCCGGCGCAGAGCCACCCAATATTGCGAACAGGGGCTTATCGAAGGCGCGCGGCTAGAGGGGCGGGACTACCGTATTCCACGCAAAGCAGCAAAGCCCCGCGATCGCCGCTTTACGCGCTGGACGCTTCCAAAGGATCCCCATGCTTAAACACTACCCCGATCAAATAGGGCCATACGGAATTCCGACTTGGTTCCATGTTGCCCTTAACCGATTCGCTAAGAGCAAAAGCGAAACTGCCCGCCGCCGCATCCTTACGCGCGTCTCTAGGCTAATGCGCGTCGTAGACGGCCGCCGCCGCTCGCTGTCCATTGGCCGCCAAATGCATTGGGATCACCTTAAGCAAAACCCCGGCGAATTCGAAAACCTGGACTGGCCTGACTAGGTCCTATCAGCTGCCCAATAGGCACGGTTTTTCCATGAGTCATACTTTAGGTCCGCACTCGTGTGCCCTCCACGGCGAATCCCCGAACGCTTGGGGATGTCCTATTTGTCTGGCGGAACTTCGGAACGAGGTGGAGCGGCTGAAACGCCTAGCCGACCACTGCGCATTTCAAGCCGTAATCATTCAGGATATACGAGCACTCGCTCCCGCCCCGTCTTAGGATCGCGTACAGCTATTTCAATAAACCCTTGATCCGCTTGACTTTGAAGGGCGTCAGCTATCTTGAGCGCTCGACCTATAGCTTCGCCGGGCTTCTTAAAGCGCAGCTTCTTCCGAAGATTTTCGAGCATGGACCAGGACCTATCATCGAATGTAAAGAAAACGCGCTTGCTTTTCTTGTCCAAGTAACCTCCGCGTTACGGTAACGCGCATGTTTACATAATGACGCTTATGCGTACAAGTCCTTTTGGCTCAAGGACTTACGGCATTTCTTCGATATTCTTTGGGTCGCCCAATCGCCGCGGATATTCGTAGCCACCATCCACCCCAATTGACCCGCATCGGCAGGTCTTGAAGTCATGCCTGTAGAAGGATTCGATTACGTCCCTACACCGCCGACACATGGCCCGATTAAGCTTGTAAGGCGCACGGTACAGGGTTTTAGTCAGGTTCTTTAAACGCCACCGACTGACCTGGGGCTTAAAGGCGCACGTAACGTAAATGTCATTCACGCCATAAAACCGCGCATGCGCCGCCTGCCGGGCCCGGTCTAGCGACTTCGACCGGACAACACCAAGGAGGCGCACGGTACGAATGGACTGCAATAATGGAAAGGCGTCGCCGTCATACGGACTATCGCAGATTTGAAGCGCCGAAAAAAGATACCAGTCCCCATCATTGAAAATAAAAGGGCCAGCCTCCAGCCCTCCAAACGATCGCGGATCGGTTCTGGAACTTTCTTGGAGCCATTCAGGTATGGAAAGACCCATCCCCTACCCTACTCCCCTTTAAGCAAGCCCGCATCCTTAAGGCAATAGCGCACCATTTGAACCGCGGCATCTTTCTGGCTTACCTTGCCTTCCGCCGCTTCCAAAGCCTTTTTAAAGGCGCTTGCATCCTTGCCGACCAATTCGACATTAAAGCTAACCCGGTCTTCTTGCTGCGCCATTTCTTCGCGGGTGATCAATTTAAAAGCCATAACCTCTCCTTTAGGTTAAAGGGTTTCCAATAATAATAAGGATGCGCGGTTCCTCCCACCCGCCGCGCGCGAGCTAACCGGGGAAGATCGGGCCCCTGGGAGAATAGGCAGCTTAGTCCTTCAGCTTCAGCGCCATCAGTTCATCCATCTTGGCTTCCGCCTTGGCGATATCCTTCGGAAGATCCCAAGAGCAGATCAGGAACATGGAGCCATTAAAGTACCCAACGATAGCCGGATCCTTTGCGCGCCGCTCCGCAGCCAGCTCGGTTTCGGTAATCACGTTGGGATAGACGACCTCGAACCGGGTGAAAAATCCCATCTCCTTGGCTTCCTCGTACCGCAGCATGGCCCCGTAGGGAATCGAAACGCCCGCGCGCTCGATGGCGTCCTTCTTAAGACGCAAAACCACGCTCTCTTGCTCCTTCGTAAAAGGCAGCCGAGCCTTGAAGTTGTGCCAGCGCACCTTCTTGCGCAGGCGCGGAAAGTCGAACATCGCTTCCAGGTCCGCGTCGGTGACCTCGGGATAGCCAGCTCCTTGCGTCATTTCACGGATGTCGCGCTCCAAGATCATCTTTTCAATCCGCTCCATTTCCGTGATTAATGCCAACTTTTTGGCCTTTTCCCAGCGCGGCACGAATTCCTGAATCCAAGGCCGCTCCTTCCCTTTCAACGCGGGATGGCATGGGGTTTCCTTATTCAAAAGGGTATGGTTAAGGCCTTGCTGATATGCCCGCAATTGATTCCTCCATATCGCATCCGCAATACCCCATCCGGGAATAAAGGCGGTCGTAGAATCCGAAACCTGCATTGCGCGAGCGGATGCGTCCCAGAGTACGGTTTGAGAATTGGGCAAAGAAATGGATTCCATAACAAGGCTCCTTTAGGGATGGGTGTGATTCAGGTAGTAGGCATGCAAAAGCGCCACGAGGCAGGCGATCAGCAAGGCGGAGGCGATTTCAAGAATACGGTAGACCATAAGCGGCTCCTTAAGCACCCGACCATGCTAGCATGCCGTTCTAGAATGCTGCAAGGAATTTTTTGTCCTAGGCACCCTACCCTATCTTGACGAACCTAGGTTAGCTAGGTTATGTTTTACAAGCCCGGAATACCCCGGCTTAGGAGCAAAGACATGACTCGTACCCTCGCCTATGTCAACCAGAAGGGCGGCGTTTGCAAAACCACCCTTGCGGCCCAAACCGCGTACGGCCTAGCTCGCCTAGGCAAGAAAGTCTTAGGGATTGATCTGGATCCCCAAGGCAACCTAACCTTTTCGCTGGGATTGAAACCGGACAAAATCCAACGGGACGCCACCGTCGGCGCCGTCTTGGAGAAGCGCGAACTAGTCGGAATTTACAACACCCCCATCTCCTACCTTGACGTGATCCCAGCGGATATCGGTTTGGCCCGCTTAGAAAGGTCTTTAAGCGGATTGGCGGACTGGCAGTTTTGCCTGCAATTCGCCCTGAAAGATGCGGCGGCAGAGCGCTACGACTACATTCTCTTGGATTGCCCGCCCAACCTTGGGCTTTTGACCATCAATGGCTTGATGGCCGCCCAGGAGGTGGTGATCCCGGTCACCTGTGACAGCTACGCCCTAAAAGGCATGGTGGATCTTTGGGAGACCATTCGCACAGTCCAGAAGATGAACGCCTCCCTAGGTATCCTAGGCGTCATAGCCACGCGCGTGAACCTTCAGCGCAACATCGACAAAGACATGCTCAAGCTTCTCAAAGAACGTTTCCCCACCCTCCTTTTCTCAACCCGAATCCCGGAGAATACCGCTTTAAAGGTGGCGGGCGGCTTGGGGAAATCGATTTGGGAGCATGACGCGGGAAGCCTGGCCATTCCTGCTTTAGAAGCCCTGTGCGAGGAAATTGTAAATCGGGAGGTAAACCGTGTCCAGCCCGCGTAAATCGACCCTACCCCATCTAACCTGGATAACCCAGCCTGGAGAAGATATCTCGGATAGCTCGCCTAGCAAAAATACCGGAGATAGAGAGCCTAGACATACTAAGCTTGAAACCTTAGTTAGACCCTCTAACGAACCTAGCTCAGGTAGCCTGCCTATCGAGAAAGAAGAGGATATCCAACTTAACGTAGATATCCCTCCTAGCCTCCATAGGCGACTTCATTCGGTGGTGGGCTGGGACGAAGAACGGCGATCGCTGAAGGAAATGGTCATTCAGATCCTGACCGAAGGCTTGGCCAAATTTCCAGACAAAGGGCCCCCGCCGGCCCGCTATCTAGCTCGGATTAAATCCAGCGGCCGACGCAAGGGAAAAACGTAAAAGTCCTGAAATTGTCCCCGCTGCCGTGCTAGCATGGAGAAATGGCATGGCGGCAGAACAAGTACAAGGCCAAAGGCGTACGGGATGATGATGGGCACTTCTACCCGTCCAAGGGGGAAGCGGCCCGCGCTCACGCCCTGAAGCTGGAGCAGGCGGCGGGGATGATACGGGAGCTAAAGTTCCATCCTTCGGTCGAAATCTTTCCAGGCCTCAACTGGAAATTGGATTCCAGTTACGTCATGACTTCCGATGGAATCCGCTACTTTGAGGACTTCAAAGGCGTCATGACGCGCGAGGTCATGATCAAGATCAAGATCTGGGAATACCTCGGGCCTGGCCCCTTGCGGATCGTTAAAGGAGATTATCGATCTGGCCGCTTCCATGTCGATAAAACATACAAGCCCAAGGGCCTGGACCAGTTTTTGAAGGACTTCCCATGCGCGACTCCATAAACCGCATCCGCGCCCGCATCGCGTTCCTCAAGATGGAGGAGGTGCTTTTAGAGCGCCTGCTCAAAACGGCTCGGGATGGCCAGCACCGCTATAAGGCGATGGAGGAAAATGCGGAGGAGATGCTGGACGCGTGCCGCATTGAGATCGTGAACCATGAAACGACCTTGGACCAATCTAGCACGGTATATTAGATTTTGGTGCTAGGAGCAAATTGCATGAATCTATGGAACCTTCTAAAGAAGTCCATTCAAAGCCAATCCATTGCAGTAGCTTTTATCGTTGGTTGGTTAATTGGGTTTCCTTCGGGCTCCTTGCGTATGTGGAAGGGCTGGATTTATATGTTGGGTTGCTTTATTGGCCTTATCCTAACTCGCGCCCTCCGTATTTATGTCGACCAAAAAATTAATGACCGTGACGCAGTCAAGCATTTGATGCACGAAGTCGATGCCGATTGACTATTCCCGATATCCTGCGAACTGGAAAACGGAAGTTGTTCCGCGCATCCGGGAGCGCTCCGGTGACCAATGCGAATGGTGCGGGGTTCAGAATAAAGCCTGGATTATCCGCTTTCCCAAGGATTTTCCAGAACGTCGGGGTTACATGTATGTTACGGGACCCGAAGACATTTGTTGGGGCCTGAAACCGACCCGCGTGATTTTAACCGTCGCGCATCTAGGAACGCCTAAATCCGATGGAAGCCCGGGGGATAAACATGACAAGCATGATGTTCGCGACGAAAACCTGGCTCACCTCTGTCAAAGCTGCCACCTTCGCTTCGATCTTGCCGATCACATCCGGCATCGCAAAGAAAACCGCGAAGCCAAGCTGGGCATCCTCAAGCTACCACTCGAATCCCCTCAACCCGCAGAAGGAGAATCCCATGGTTACGATGGAAGCACCACTACTCAAACCACCCTATCAGGATGACCATAAAAACAGGGTGTGGTTATATTTCCATAAAAATCGGGAAGGCAACTATAACGACTTTATTGAGAACGGCAAAGAGAAGTGGAATATCCACCGCCCTTCGCAGGTTCCGCGGCATAAGTTCGATCAAGTCTATCGGGATATGCAGAAGAAGGGAGAGATTCCCATGATCCTCGGTGGGAAAGCCCATATGGAACTCCTACGCGACATAGAGAAGCAAGCCCTTAAAAAGGCAGAACAAAAATTGGTGGAACAGGGGCGCGTTACTCCAGCACCGCCTTCCGATTTCACGCCCGTCGGAGCGCCGGCACCTGCTCCAGAACCCGTTTCTCATCCGCAACCTGTTCCCGAAAACCATCCTCCTTCACCCTCAACCTTAAAGGAAGAACCTGTAGTGGCTAAAGAACTTGGTATTAAAGAACTCACTGATGAACAACGCGATAAGTTGATCAAGGCTATTCGGAAAGACAATGATATAACTTACGAAGAAGCTGAACGGGTTGTGAATTGCCGTCTTATCAAGGCTAATTTCCAATCGTACCGGTACCTCGTTAAAACCAGAGGCGCACGCACCTCGGATGAAAAGCATAATGGTGTTTCAATAAGCGCCACTCTGCCCTCCCTCCCGAAAAATGCGCCTGCGGTTCCGCGTACAAGGGGCTTGAACGGTCATACGGCTCCAGCGGCCGCACCCGCATCGTTGGGCGTCTCGGCAATTTTGGATCCGAATATCGTGATCAAAAATCCCCAGATCCTTGGTCGAAAAATTGATTGCGAAGGCATGGAAGAAAAGGATTGGCGGGTGTTACGCAAATATCTTCCTTCAGCTCTGGCCGACATTTTTAGTTCGCAAGAGCGCGGCACTACTATGAAGTTTAACGTAAGCCTTGTCCTGGATGAAGGGCACGATGGGAAAGATATACCCAAGCTTCAAGTGACGAGGATCGCATGAATATCCAAGACACAGCCGAATATCATCTTCCGGATATTGTTTTGGATTGCACCGAGGATAAGGTGGGCGTCATTATAGGTGGCAATAAGACCTTGGAGCACCAGCGTGAGTTACTAAAAGCCCTATTATGTATGAAGCGTTTAGACTGGATAACGGCGGAAGCTGAAGGGAATCAGCAAAAAATTCACGCCGCAGCTAAATTGATTGAAGGAAAATCCTATGATCTGGTGTTTTTTTTGGCTCGGTGGGCCGGGCATCAAATGAATAATGTCATCATGCCCGCGGCCCGAAAAGCGGCCATTCCCGTTTTCAAGATTACCACTGGCTCCGGGATAAATAGCTTTACTAAAGCCATTGAGGAGCAGAAGGGATCGGCAATCAATGGCTAAATCCGAACGCGGAAAATCAATTAAGCTCCGGTATAAATCCCATCGGGCTTCCGTGGATGCCAAACTCCCTTCCCGAATTGGGGTTGAGGTTTGTTCTATCTGCGGAGAGCCTAGCTTTACACTCCAGAAAGGAACCTACAATGGGTTCTCCCTACTTGGCTGCGTGCATCTTAAAGCCCGCAAACTGATCGCGGAATTGAGAGAGCGCCTTAAGATAGCCAGGATGGCGCCACCTTTGAAGGCCCGGAAAAGGTCTAGTCCAGGTCGCGCAAAGGCTTAGCCGGCGCCACCAGCATATCCGCGTAAATCGGGACCCATTCCGTATTGATATGGGTCTTGATCTTTTTTGCGTCCTCCACGAACAAGAGGCAGTCGCAGAGCTGCGTCAGGGCCAGGCGTTTCTCCACCTGGCATTTGCGGCAATAGTAACCCACGTGCTTCCGATAGGTGGAGTAGGGGGCCTTGGGTTTCACGATGTATTCGGCATAGGGCTTACGCGGGCGGGTAGCAAGCATGCCGTATTCTATGGTAGTATTCTAGAACGAGTCAAGTAGAATGTTCGGAGGCAACCGTGACCGTTCCTACCGCCTTTTTGACCAGCAAAAGCCAATTTTGGATGACGCCGCCCAAAATCCTAAACGTTCTAGAACGGGAATTTCAATTCGTGCTAGACGTCTGCGCAAGCGTCCAGTCTACACGGGCTCCGAGCTGGTATACCGAATCCCAAGATGCCTTCCAGCAGGATTGGGCTGCGGATGTAGATCGTTTAATGGGGGAGGGAGTGCGCGTTGCGGCCGCCTGGTGCAATCCGCCCTATGGGAAGTACCGCGGCAAAACGGTCAAGGATTGGGTGCGGAAAGGCCTTGAGGAATCCCGCAAGGGGCTGACCATCGTATACTTACTTCCTTGTAACAAACAGGATCAGGACTGGTGGCATGACCTGGTCGAGCCTTTTGCGGAGGTCCGGCCGGTGCGCGGCCGCATTCACTTCCTAGACCCCGAAACAGGGAAACGGCCGACTAAGTGGTCAGAGACACGGAAGGCTTTTGTGCAGGATGGGAATAGCCAGGGCTCGGTATTTGTGATTTTTGGGCCCGGGTACAAACCTAGGGCGCCTAGGCTGACTTTCGATGCTAGGGGACTTAGCTGACCTGACCTAGCTAAGGATGTATACTTAGGCCATGGGCCGCCGAAGCACCCATAACTACCTGAAGTCCTGCCAGTGGAAGGCGCGCTATACAGACTATCTTGCCGCAGAACAGGCGCGCTTGGAAAAGCAGCGTATCCGCGGAGTCAGCCATATCACCTACCTCTGCCGGTATTGCCGCAACTGGCACCTCTCTTCCCACTTCTAAACGCTTCCGCGCTTCGCTTGGACCTTTATAGCCTTATTAGCCGGTTTATCGCACGGGGATAAGTTCAAAAATAAGCCCGGCGTGGTAAGACCATCTAAAACCCTCCCTACCCTCCCGCACCCTCAAAAAAAGGCGCAAGACAATAGGGGCCCTACACCCCCTTCCATGGGGGAGACCACCGCCCCTGTAATCCCGGGGCTCGGACCCTCCAGCCGCCCGTTGGCCCGTTAACTGGCCGTTGGGGGACTGCGGCGCTCTAGGCCCAAGGGCGGCCCTGCGTCTCCTCTTCGCTTTCTCGGGCAGCGCGACCCCTTATCCCGCTGGCAGGATGTAACCCCGCGAAACGGATTCAGGCGGCATTGCGAAGGCAACCCACGTCCCCGGCCAAGGCGACGATTTCCGCTGCGTTTAAAGGCCCGCATAAGGCCGCCGGCTTAAGGGACTGAATAAGGATGGCCGTCCCGATTCAGACAAAACCGGTCACACCCCGCCGTAGGAAAGGCGGACGATTTCAAGCTCTTGCTGGGCGCGGAATCCCCTTGACCCGGGGCGGCTTCGGTGTTACATTAAACAACGAAGGCCACCTGATAGGGTGGGATTCAACAAGCTCCGCGGCCAAGCAAGAGCGATACTGAAAAAACCCTGGTTCCAGCCGGGGTTTTTTCTTTTGCAGGTTCGGTTACCGCATAAAATCCTTGGGTTAAAGGCCCAATTAGGCCAATCGATCCAAAACTAATCAAATCCCCTAATTCTAGCAGGGGTTTTCCGCAAAAAACGGCAAGGTCGCCAGTGACAATAGGTTGAGGCCGCCGTAACGGCTTTGCTATGCGGGCTGCTGCATTCTTCGAAGTGAACGCAATCGCCGCAGCTGCCGATATAAACCGGCTTGAGACCCGGAAGAAGCCCCGTATCCGGGGGCTTGACCAGATAGGGGGGATCATATTTAGAATGGGAGATCGTCGGCGTTCGGCTGGACGCGGGCTTGCGTGGGCCGGTACTGTCCTTGAGGCGGAGGGGCGCTTCGAAACGGCTGGGGCGGCGCTTGTCCCGCGTCCAGCGCTTGACGCACCGCTTGGATCTGCGCTACATTCTGGGCCCGAGATGGAGCGCCCGGGTCGACGCGCTCCAAGACGCAGGAGAGATACGGTTGCCCCTCCTTGGTCTCCTTCTTCCACCCCGCCACCTTGTACTCACCGGGCTCGGTAATGGTCAAGACGCCTTTAACCGGCGTCCTGTAGTCGGGTTGGTTGCCAGTCTTCTTGTCGTTCCGGAAGAGGCTGAAGCTAAGCGGCTTGTTCATGCTTCCAGAATACCATGCTAGAACGACCAAAGTCCGGAAAAAGACGTTCGCCTCAAAAGGCAGCCGAAATGGATGATGAGGTTCAGGGCGTCGTGGATCAGCTGTTCAAGAAGCTGGCTGCAAAAGGCTACGATTTCCGCATCGAGGTCAGCTGGCAGAAGGATGGCTTAAGGGGGCGCATTATCCATGTTCCCATGCCCAAGCGCCATGGCTTACGGTAAATGCGCCTTCTGCGCAAAGGCGGCGCTTAGCTATTTCGGGGATGAACCCGTTTGCCTATTCCACCTAGGCGAGCGCCTTGTGGACTTCTCTAGCGCGCTTGCGCAAATCCAACCGGACGGGTTTCAATTTCCTTTCGAAGATCCGCCAGCGTCTTCTTCCCTAGAAGCGCCTTCTGGGCCGAAAGAGTAAAGGGATTACCTTTAAGCTTCCGGTTCTTCTGCAGGTAGTAGCACTTGACCAGCTGGAAAAAGAACTCCAGCTTGACCTCGTATACGTCGGAGTAGTCCTTGAACTCGGGTAAGCCTGTCTCTTTATCCAGCCGCAAAATCCCCATGCCGTCACTAGGAATTTTGGTCGTTAAGGAATCCGCATGCTTATAGGCCGCAAGCTGCTCTGCGTAACCATCCCAAAACCCCTTCGAGCTTTTGAAATCAATCACATAGACGCGATTGGTCAAGGGTCCCAGCGTGAACCGGCATTTGGCATCGAGCGTACCGGCATAACCGTGCTCGGGATCGAAGACTTCCTTCTCCGATTCCAGCCACTGGATTCCGTTTACCTTCTCCCATTCCAAGAAGGCAAGAAAGCCATTCTCGACTTCGGGGCGATAGTTACCTATCGCGTCCCGCCCATGTCGGATATAGAGCTTAATCAGATCATGGATCTCTTTCCCTATATCCGCGGCTACTTCACGCGCTTCGCGCCAATTATGCTTCGCGAGGTGTAAGCAGGTCTCAAAGTCCTCCGTAAGGACGTTCTCGCGGATATACTGCAGGGCTTGATTCACGGCCCACTGGAGAAGGGCGTCGCCCTTATCCAGAAGGCTTAAGACGGTCGTGACCGAAGGCCATTCAACCTCATTGATCTTGTACGCGCGATTGGCTGTTCCCATGCGGGAGTAATACAGACAAGCGGCGGATATCATAGGAGGGCTTGCGGCCGTCGCGATAGAAGCCCCAATCGATCCGCACCTCTTCGCCATCCATGCAAGCATGGTAGGCTAGGATGGCGGTCGCATAATCGAAGGTGTTAAAGGAGGCCGCCCCAGTCACGATCTCGTACAGCCGATATTTCCCACCTCCGGGCGTCCCGGCGGGCACATCGGCATAACGCACGGTCTCAATCAGGCCGACGTAAGGGTTTGAAAGTAAACCCTTCTTGATCGCCCGGGGCGGGGGAGAAGATGCCGGCTGGGCGGACTTTTCCGGATCGACCGGGTCCAGCACATCCACGCACGCCTCCTCCTTTGTTCCATTATCGGATTCTCGAAGGTAGGAAATCCGGTTGCCGAAAAAAACCGCAAAAACTAGATTCATAAGCGGATTCATGTTTACCTTTTGGTTTAAGTGTCTTTGCTCCAAATTGACAACGAAACTGCGAGGACTGAATCCATCCGCCGCCCTTGGGGTCCCAAGCCCCCTGGGCGGCACCCCCTTTATTCCTTCTTTTTGATGCCCTGCGAGCGATAGGGGAACTGACGGAGCAAGGCCTCAAACTCGGCTCCGCGTTTCTTCTGGGTCGACTGCAGGAACTGATCTAAGGCCATCCTGATCAGGGTATTGAAGTCGCACCCATAGAGCTTCGCAGCGACAAGGCCACGGAATTTCAGATACGGGTCGCCAAAGTTGCAGGTATGCTGGGGGCGGATGGATTCCGGGTGCTTCAGCATATCGTCAACTTGCCGGTTAGCCATGGAGAATTCCTTTGGGATAGGGTTATCGAACGGGCCCAAGGCGCGTGCTTTGACCATTGTGGACATAGAACGCAACCAGGGTAGGGGGGCTGTAGGGTTTTTCTTCCAGGTCGAAGACGATGTTCTTCGGCCCGTATATGTTGCGGAGCGCTTGGATGGCTTCGGCCAGGTGGGGAGGATGGCTTTTGGTCGGGCCAGACTCTTGTACCAGCACAATCATGGACGCTTCCGAATGCGGGGTTTCGGTGGGCGCGAGCATCAGAGAAGGCTCTCCAGGTCGGCCTTCTGAATCTGCTTCACGATCTCCCGCCCGATTTCAGCGCCGATCATGGCTAGAAGATTCTTCATGCGGGGCGTGAAGACAATCGTTTCCTTCTTTTTCTTCCAGGTCCCTGCCTGCACTTCTTTTACGATGCGAAGGACTTCTTTTTGATCGGGCTCCTCTAATTTCTGAACGTGATCCAGAACGCGATCGATAATCTCGCGCTTGCTCCCGATGGAAATCCACGTGCCCTTGCCTAAAACAGCGTGCGCCACCTGGCGAAGCTGAGGGACATTACAGCTCTCCAGCTCCTTTTTCAAAGTCTTATTCACCATGTCTTTGCTCCTATTCGTGACGATAGACGGGTCGTCACGCTCTGGAATAATACCCATTAAATGAGCATTAGACAAGTCCCGATTGAGATCGTGCATGGGGATATCCTTATAGGATTAAGTTGGGGATAACCTGGAATAAAGCTTTCTGCGTTGTTCCAAGTCCAAACCCCGTGCTAGCTTACCCATTCTAGAACGAAAAAAGCAAGGGTGAATAGGCTGTGGATAGAACCCAATCCCCCTAAATCCTTGATTTTCTAGCCCTTTGCTCATTTAATGGGGAATAAAAATTCCTTGACTTTTTCGGATTTCTTCCATTTGGCCGTGCTAGAATGACTGCATGTCAGGAGACATTGTCTTCGTCAACGTGCGGAACGACCATGGAACCGCCTATGAATGGCTGGATCCGCATCCGGGAGGCAGCGCCTCCTACACCGACTTCCGCGCCCTGGTGCGCCTTTCTGGCTTCAAGACCTGCGAAATCGGGGACATCGAATTCGATTCAGACAATACCTACATCTTCGCTCCCAACAACGGGTACGTTGAGGCGGCGCTCAAAAGCCGCCCTCGCCTTTGCAAGGCTGTCCATTGGGAGCTGGAGCGACCGGGGACCGAGTGGTTTCCTTGGTTTGATGAAACGTGGGTTTCGGACAAGACCCAATATGCCCTAGCCAACCATCCCCGCGTCCGTTACGTCCCGCTCGGTGGGCACGTCGAACTCGGCGGCGCGCCGGCGCTGCCCAAGGTCTGGGACCTGATTCACCTGGCCTATGCGTATGGTTCTCGGGCGCAGAAGCTCTATCAGCTGGAGGCTAACGGGTTTCTTTTGGCTCCCGCCACCTTCGATCCGATGGGGCGCCGGCATACCCTCGCTCATTCCCGGTGGGGCCTCATGCTGCACCAGACGCCGCATCCCATCATGACCCCGCTCCGGGCCGTCTTGTTCGCATGCTGGCGCCTCCCCATCGTCGCGGAAGAGGTGGGAGATAGCTACCCCTATAAGTTCATCGGCTTCGATCCGGAGCTGAATGAGCTGCGCTCCTTGAGCGAAGAAGTCCTCGAAGAAATGGTGGAGTACAACTACAACATGATCACGCGTGCGCTCCCATTTCGGACGTGCGTAGAAAGTGCGGTGGATGGATGCGCATTCTTCTAACCGGCGGCAGCGGCCGCCTTGGAACCGAGCTCCGGAAGCTCCGCGCCTTCGACTACGTGCCGACACGGCAGGAGATGGACATCACCAGCTTTCTTTCGGTCCATCGGTACCTGACTCCGATCAAGGATAAGGTGGATTTGATCGTCCATGCCGCGGCCTATACCAATACCTCCAAGGCCGATCAGGAACGGGAGGCGTGCTGGCAGACCAATGTCGAAGGCACGCGGAACCTGATCGCCCATCGGATCCCGATGGTCTATATCTCGACCGAATATGTCTTCGATGGTAAGGTAGGCCTCTATAGCGAGCAGGACTTCCCGAATCCCATCAACTACTATGCCCTGACAAAGCTCATTGGCGAGCAGCAGACGCGGCCGTGGGGGACGATTCTCCGCTGCATCTTCAAGCCCAGCCCGTGGCCTTTTGACGTGGCTTATGACGACCAATGGACGTCCGGGGATTACGTCGATGCTATCGCTAAGGAAATCAACCTGGCGATCGACTGGTTTGCGGACCTGCCTAAAATCCTGCATATCGGTACAGGCCGGAAAACTATGCTGGATTTGGCGCGCCAGACGCGGCCCGAGGTTCGCCCTAATTCGATTGCCCATGCTCCTATCCCTGTGCCACGGGATTGCTCCCTAGACCTCTCCGCCTGGACCCAACTGAAAATAAGGAAGGGCTATGCAACCTAGTATCCGCGTCCTCCAGCCGACCTTTGACGAAGCCACCAAGGCAGCCATGATGAAGGTCTTGGATTCGGGTTGGGTCGGGCAGGGGCCCGTGACCGCCGAATTCGAAGCCGAATTCGCAAAGCGCGTTGGCGTCAAGCACGCCATCGCCGTGTCCTCCGGAACGGCCGCCCTGGATCTAGCTCTAAAGGCCCATGGGGTTGGGGGGGGCGAACTGATTACGCCGGCCATGACCTTCGTTTCTGACGCCTTGGTGGGCGAATGGAACGACATGGAGGTGGTCTTTGGGGATATTAATCCCCATACGCTCTGCCTGGCTCCGGGCTCCCTGCCCTTAAGCGAGCGCACCCAGGCGATCATCGTCGTGCATTCGCATGGACGCCTGGCGGATATGGGACAAATTCTGTCCCGCGTCCGCGAGCAGGAGCGGAAAACGGGATTCAAAATCCTGGTCATTGAAGACTGCGCCCACGCGTGCCTCACCCCCTCGGCGGGCCTAAAAGGCGATATCGCGATTTGGTCGTTCCAGGCAGTCAAAACGCTCCCGGCGGGGGATGGCGGCATGGTCACAACCAATCACGATGATATTGCTCAAAGGCTTCGGGACCTGACCTGGTGCGGGATCAACAAAAGCGATACGACCTACAATCGGGCTAAAGGCGCATCCTATAGCTGGGACTACGATATCAAGCATACGGGCTTAAAGGCCTACATGAACGATATTAACGCGTGCCTAGCCCTAGGAAATCTCCGACGCCTAGACGATCTCCTTGCCAAGCGCCGGCGCATCCAGGCCCAGTATAACTCGGCCTTCCATGAACTTCCCGGAGTGACGCTGCCCGAATGGTCCCATACGGTGCAATACTACACCCTCAAAACGGAAAACCGCGATGCCATTGCCGCGCGCCTTGCGGCCGCAGGGATCTCGACCTCCGTCCACTTTAAGCCCTTGAACAAGATGACCTACTGGGCCAAGGCGGAGCGCGTTCCGTTAACGCAGACCAATGCCGTCTGGCCCAAGCTCTTGACGCTCCCCTGCCATGATGCCCTGACGGAGTCGGACCAGGACTACATCATCGAGAAATTTACCGAAGCCGTACACCTGGAATGGAGGAAAAATGGCGGAGCCGCGTAAGCTAGCCTACATGATCTTGCATTACGGCAAGCCGTATCTGGCGGCCGCCCTGGAAGCGATCTACGACCAAGTGGACAAGATCGTGATCCTGTATACCGATGAGCCGTCCCAGGGCTTTCTCCCGGAGATGAAATGCCCCGATTCCATGGACGACCTCATGCAAGCCTGCAATCCCTATTGGGATAAGGTGACGTGGGTCCAAGGGAAGTGGGGAAATGAGGGCGACCACGTGAACGCCTTCCGCATTTTCGCGAACGACTACGACTGGGCTATCCGCCTGGACTCGGACGAGATCTGGCCGCCGGGCATGGTCGATGAGATGATCCGGCAGGCTGACGAGGATCTGCAGGATGGGCAACCGTGGCGGCCCTATGCGCGCGATTACCGGGTTCCCATTGTGCATTTCTGGCAGTCCTTTAGCCGGGTGTGCAAGGATGGCCAAATGCCCATTCGCCTCAACCGCCTTAAGGGCGGTGGGGAAGGGGAGCGGTACCTCGACGCCAAAGGGAAATGGTACCTGCACCACATGGGTTACGCCCAACCCTCCGCCTATATCGCCTACAAGCTGCAGTGCAGCGGCCACCGACCGGAATTCCGTCCCGACTGGTACGAAACCAAATGGCTCGCACATGCGCAAACCGATCTGCATCCCGTCGTCTTCAACTTCTGGAACGCGGAAGACTATGACGTCGCCAATCTTCCCGAGGTCTTGAAGAAACATCCGCTTTACGGCAAGGAGCCGATATGCTGACCCTAGATCGGCTGCATGAAATGTCCTACTGGGAAGCGCCTCAGCTCCCGACGCTGCAGAATCCGCACAACTACCCATACTACGGGTTCCTGTATCACGTCGCCAAAGCCATCGGGCCGGCGATGATTCTGGAGATTGGAACGGATAAAGGGGATTCTGCATGCCACATGGCGGCCGCCCGCGCGGATAACCGCATCGTGACCGTGGACCAGGCCGCAAGCCCCGTCATCGAGGACCGAATCCGCCCCTTCCCGAACATTACCTTCCTGCATGACAACGTAAATCGGGTTCCGGGCCTGCCGGCGGACCTTAGCGAATTGGTCAATACGTATTCCCCCAATCATGGGTACGATCTGTTCTTCGAGGATGGCGAGCATAGTGGGAACCAGGTTTCTGGGGAATGGCAATGGTACGTTCCTTTGGTTCGCTCGGGCGGCCTCATCATCATGGACGACATCAACCTCCCGACCGGCATCCGCGAATTCTGGGACGCGATCACCTGGCCAAAAATCGAGCTTCCGCATCTGCACGATACGGGCTTCGGGGTGGTGATCAAGCCATGAGCGACGAGAAATTTTCGGATTTGATGCGATTCCTTACGGTTGCATTCCTGGTTATCGAGATCGTTGCCTTAGCCTACCTAGCAAGGAAATAAGATGCTCCTGTCCATCATCACCGGCACCTACAACCGCCTGCCGTATCTCAAGGCCATGATCGAATCGGCCCGGAAATCCATGCCGAAAGGCATTGACTACGAATTTGTGGTCGCCGATGGCGGCTCGACCGATGGCACGTTGACCTACCTCCATGGTGAACCCGATTGCGTGGTCATTGAGCATGGCGAGCTTAAAGGAGCCATTAAGGCTTTCAACGATGCCGGAGCCGTGGCGAGGGGCGATTACCTGGTCCCTGCCAACGACGATATCGAATTTGTAGATTTTACGCTTGCGCGCGCTTTGGCGTTTATGATGGATAATCCAGACGTCGGCGCGGGCTGTTTTTACCAGGACCGGAATGGCAAGGATTGGCACGTGGAAGCGATGCCGATCTACTATCCCGGCGAAAGCGATCCACGCTGGGAGCCCTACATGCAAGTGGGGATCATCCCGAAGTGGTTGTGGGACACGTGCGGCGGATGGGGAAACTGGGGAGGACGAACCTATGGTGGCGACAATTACATCTCGGCCAAAGTCTACGAAAGCGGGTACCGCGTCGTCCCCATCGAAGGCTGCAAAATCCACGACCGCACGCCCCAAGACGACCTTAGAAGGCTCAATAACGATCACCGTCACCCTGACCAGAATCTCTGGAAAACCTTTCCCCAGGGTTTTCACGTTTCGCCAACCCCTCTCTACCCCAATCCGCTTACCGAAGATCGCAAGCGGGTTCTTTACGCCCCCATCATCGAAGGGGGATACAAAGTCCAGAAAGAGCAGAAAAAAGGCCTCCGCGAAGCGCTGAAGGCCCTCGGCCCCCTCTGGGAGGTCGACTACGTTTACTCGGGGGAATCCGTGGCGGAGGCGGCGGAGGCGTGGGCGCCCCATTACGTCTTAACGCAATTCCACGTCGCGCAGAACACCAGCATCGAGGACGTGCGGCGGATCAAGACCTCCTGCAAGGGGTACATGGTCAACTGGAACGGGGACGTCTACCCGAACCAGGCCGATCCGGAGATGATGGAAATCCTCCGGCATTACGACTACCACCTGACCGTCAACGCCTCCCTATTGCCCCGCTATGAGGCGGTCGGCATCCGGGCTGCCTACTGGCAAAATGCCTGGGAGCCGACGCTCCTATATTTTGGGAATCCGGGATTTCCTAAAATCCGCGACGTTGTCTTTCTGGGCAACAACTACAGCGAAGACCGCCTCAGTCTGGCTCGCTGGATCAAGGCTCTGCCCTATGAGACGGCCGTATTTGGAAATGGCTATCCGGATGGGATTAGTTCTGGTGAAAGCCTATACAACTACCAGCGCACGGGTGAATTATACCGCGCTTCCAAAATGGCTATCGGCGACAACCAGTTTTTCGAAGCCACCGCTTTCTGCAGCGACCGCACATTCATGATCCTTGCTGCTGGCGGCTGTCTGCTTTTGCAGCAAAAGGTCGATCAGATTGAAAAGTACCTGGGCCTTGTCCCGGGCAAGCACTTCGTGGAATGGACGGACCGCGACGACCTGAAGGCAAAGATCGCTTACTACCTGGAACATGAAGATGAGCGCGCCGCGATCGCCCACGCAGGGACCGAGGAGGCGCGTACAAGACATACCTTCGCGGCGCGCGTTGAGGAGCTGAAAGCCCTTTTGGCCAAGGTGCCGCGCGCCCGGCCTAAAATCTCCGCGCTCATGATCGTCAAGAACGAAGAAGCGCATATGGATGCGTGCCTCAAGCAGCTGCAGTGGGCGGATGAAATCGTCATCGTGGATACGGGGTCGGAAGATGAAACGGTGGAAAAGCTCTATGGCGATTACTTTGTTCCCCTGGCGCTTTCGCATCCGGAGGGCGCCGTGGTGGCTGACCCAAGCCTTCTATTTCGCCGGGGCAAGCTTAGCGTGTTCCAATATCCTTGGAATGATGATTTCTCCGCCGCACGGAATTTTGCCAAGAGCAAGTGTACAGGAGACTGGATTTTTTACATCGATGCGGATGAACGCTTACCCGAGGATACCCAACGCCGCCTTTCCGAATTCGGGACTTGGACCTTTCGGAAGCTTGGCGTTACGAATCCCGGAGCCTTCCGCTTCCTGGTCACAGATGTCCGGGATGGGGTGCGCGGACAAGCCGGCTACCAAACCCGCCTGTTTAAGAATCTGTCCACCCTGGAGTTCCGCGAACCTTTACACGAATCCGTGGATCCGGCGGCCCGCGATATCGGTCTTACCACCCTCGCTCTCTCCGTTCTACAGATCGATCACCTCGGATCCAGTGACCTGGCTGCCAACGAGCGTAAGCAAGGACGGAACCTTCGTATTCTGGGTCAAATGAAGCCTTCGCCCTGGCGGGACTATCAGCAAGCGGTCTCTTATGCCGCCATGGAGCGCTGGGCGGATGCCATTATCTGGGCGGAGGTGGCGGAGGCGGGCACCCCGGAACCGGAATTCAGAGCCTACCTCGCCTTCTTAGTCGGATACGCCTTCTACAAGATGGGCCTTAAAGACCTGGCGTTGCGGAAGCTGAAAATGACCGATTTCGCGGATGCGCTGTGTCTGCGCGCGGAGCTGGAGGAGGGCTTTCAGGCGGACCTCTACCGGAAATTCCTGAAAACGCCCATCCCGACGCTTTTCCCGACCTTTGCGCCAGCCTGGAAGCCGCAGGTCCGGGAAAGGTTGAAAGCGTGGTATGAGCGGGAGCTTCAGGCCATCGAGGCTTAAGTCTTTGCGGGAGCGGCCTTTTGCCCGGGCTTGGGGAGCTCGGGCATCTTGGGCATCCGCGGCCACATCAGGATCTTTCGTTCCTCGTCGCTCATAAGAGGGTCGAGGCGCATCTTTTCGTCCTTGGAAAGCATCTTCCACATGTACTGCATGGGGGAGAGCCCGGACATCTTCACGTCGCGGCGGACGGATTTCGGCTTGACCAGGCCTTTTTCGGTTGCATCCAGAATCTCGGCGCCGCTGACCTTGCCCTCCCGCAACTTTTGCAGGTAGTCGCGCTTCTCCTGCTTCAGTTCCTTCTGCTCCGGCGTCTTCGGCTTGAACCCGACCTGGCGCTCAAAAGCCCTTGCCAGCTCTTCCTGGAAGGGGGTTTGGATATATTCCTTCGGAGCCTTATAGACGCCGAGTAGGCCAAGCGCTTTATTCGCCGCCGGCCCTGTGCTCTGAAGCGACTGTGTCAGTTGCGTGGCGGAGAAAGGCTTCGGAGCCATATACTTCGCGATATCCCAAGCCTTACTGGTCAGCGATCCATCCGGATCGAAAACGAAGTCGCCGTAGAAGTCCCGGTTTTGCAGCACGTCGAAAAGGTGGGCGGCCAAGCCGGAGGTGGAATGGGCGACATAGGTAACAGGATTGTGCTTGAAGGAAAAAGCGTCGCGCAGGTAGGTCGGGAGAGAAACGCGGTTGTCATTCCCGTTCTTGTCCTTCGTGCCATCCTTCGGAAACATAAAGTCAATGGGCTGCTGGGGCCACTGGCCGGTCAGAGATTTTTGAATGATCGTGCTTAAGGTGGCCGTGGTCGAAAGCACCCCGAGCATCCAGGCCGCGCTGGGATCGAGTTTCGGCCGCTTAAAGCCCCGCTGCCCCTCCGCATCCTTAATGAGAGCGGTGGCTTCAGCCAGAATCCGCCCCTGATTCCATACCGCGCTGCCCATGCCGCGGAGCGATCCCAGCTTCCAGGTCACCGAGCGGAACATCAGCTGCATGGCGGTCTTGAAGCTGCGATTCCAGAAGAGGTTATCAAAGTTCATTTCGCCAAAGCGGTTCTCCACCCGATCCCACGTTTCGCGGGCGAGCTTAGCGCGGGACTCTTTCCCAAGCGCCAGAGCGTCCGCATGCTGGCTCAGCTGCTGGGACATTTCGTGGAGGAAAAGGCCAACCTTAAGCCGCGGGATATAGACTTCAAAGAGCGGCTTCATCATCAGCTCATTCGCGGCCGGGAAGGCGCGCAGAAGGGCTCCAATGTAGTTGTGGGAAGTCAGGTTCTGCTTAAAGGTATCCAAGGAGTTGACCTTGTAATCCTCGTGCATGGCCAGCTTCCCGCCGCCCAGGAAGAGATCGTCCATCAAGGATTCAACGTCCGGGAACCGCTGGAGGAACTTTTGACCCCCTACGGACTTCGAGAACGCTTCCTTATTGGCAAAATACTTCAGCGCCTTCCCACCCGTCCGCGCAAAATCGTACGGCGCCTTCCAGGCTGTGGCGAGATCGGAAAGCCCACCCTTGATATCGCCCTGGTTCACCAGCTTGGTTAAGCCCAACCCGAACTTGGAGGCCATGGCGTCCAGGGTTTCGAACATGAAATGGAAGGGAGAAATCGAAAGCTCGATGCCCGTGGTCAGGTTCTTCAAGGCCAGAAGCCCACGGCCGTAGGCGCGGCTCCGGAGCCAATCCTCGGAGAGATAGTTGTTCAGGATGCGGGCGACGTTCGACTCGACGTAATAATCTCCGGTCTTTTCGAATTCGTCCCGTGGGCCCTTGAAGTAAACACGGGAGATCTTATCGTCCAGCTTTGCATATCCATCGGGCGGTCGCTCGCCTGTTTTTACGAACACTGCCAAACCCCTATCCTTGATCGCCCTCCACATCCGCTGGGCGGAAATGTAGCGCAAGGCATCGGCATAGGATTTTTCGAATAGGACTTGCGGGTTCAACGAAATAGGGGTTAAGCCGGCCTCCATCGCCGAGGTGAGGTCCGGAAAAATCATTTTCTTCATGAAGCCTTTACCACCCTCCAAGGATGCTTTCAGCTTCGGATTGGCGTCCAAGATCTTGTAATTAGAGTAAAAAAGGCGGAAATGGCCTTCCTTATAAGCTAGAGTAGGCTTATTTAAAATGAACTCCTTAAAGGTTTCGTCTTCCAACTCGCGATAGGTATCTGCTATCCGCTGAAGCTTTTCCGTTGGCTGCTTTTCGCCCCGTTTGATCCGGTCAATAAAGGCGATATTGGCTTCATCGCCCATCTTGATGAACATCTTTTTGATGGAGCGCATGCCCTCGGAGATTGTATACATCGCCTTTTCGCGATCCCCCTTCATGCGGTAGACCATGTCTAGCGCGTCCGTCCGGACGCCAGTGCGGGGAGAAAGAACCTTGGTGATATCGCCCAGGAGGTCCTTAAAGGCCTGCTTGGTTTCGCGGGTTACCGGCGCGGCGTCCTGCTCGATAAATTCCTTTAGGCCGGGCACCATCATGGACTGCAGGACCACATCCCCTTGCGGCCCCTTTTCTACCGGCTCCGTGCCCGCCATTTCGCTGGACAGGTTTTCTTCCGGGGCTTCGGGCCGTTCCATTTCGGGCAAGGTCTTGAAAACCTTGGCCACCTTCTCCGGGACCTCGGTCAATTCGGTGCCGCGGGTTGTCTTGTAGATCTCGCGCAGGGCGGAGCTGATCTTGTCGAAAACGGGCTGGAGTTCCGGATCCCGGACCTTGCCATCGCGGAGCCAGCGTTCGTACCATCGCGCTGCCTTTTCGGCCGCCTCGGGGGTGAACCGATCCCGCTGGTCGTAGATGTTCTGAATGCCGTAGGCCTTAAGGGCGTTTCCAAGGATGCCGCGCTCCGCGGGGGATAGGGCGCCCGACTGCTCCAGGTAATGGAAGTATTCATGGAATAGGGTCGAAAGGTCCGCTTGGCCCTTGACCAGGCTGATCACGTGCTTCTGCAGGCGCTCATCGAATTGGTAGGAGCCTTTTTTAACGTCCGTTCCTTGGAAAAGCGGTTGACCCTCCATCACGGAGGCCTTCATCTCCGGCGTGATAGGGATGCCTTGGTAATGATCCATAAGCCGGCCATGCGGAACGCCTAATTGAACTTCACCATTGACAATCGCCGGATCCCAATCAATAGGCACACGTTCGACCTTCGCGCCCCATTTCTTCGCGTACTTGTTCAGATACTCCGGGACGATTTTGTCGTAGAACCCCTTCATGCCCTCGCCACCGACCTTGAGATCGAGCCCGGACAACTCCTTTTCCGGACCACCAGGAATCGAGGAGCCTTCGCCGTTCACGATTTTTGAAGCGATTTCCTTTCCAAACGTCGCTTCGAGCTCGTGCTCATCCATCGCCTTATTTTCGAGCCCTGGAATTTCGCGATCGTTTTTTAGTGCCCCAACCCAATACTTTCCATCCTCCTTCACGTATTGGATACGGTCGATATGCTTGCTCAGGTCATATCGGGCGGCTTGCTTCTCGCCCCCGGTCCAGGTCATATAGTCGTAGCCATTTTCGGCCGCGTAGCGGAGCATGCGGCGCAGCGCCATCTCGTGCCAGGTCTTTTTAAAAGGTGCATCGGGAACGCCGCCCTTCAAATGGTTCCCCCCAGCCACGATTTCGTCCACGTAGGATTGACGATCTTCAGGGGACATTTTATCCCAAGCCTCGTTACTGATCCCGAAGAATTCTTTTGCTTCAGCCAGGGAGGGCGTTTTGCCCTTGGGTAATTCGTATCCCTTCTTCCGCCCGGCCTGGTGCCAGTCGGATTGAACTTCCTCCAAATGAAGGACCTTTTTTCCGTCCGGCGTTACCCGATCGTTGAAGCGGACGTGGGCAAGTACGTTAGGTTCATCCCAATGACTTGAACGGTATATATCCGTCTTAAGGATGCTCCGCGCATTCAAATCGCGAAGTTGCTGGTTTGCCTTATGATAGGCCTCCATATCGTAAGCTTCATGGGCTCGCTTGATTTCTGCCACAATATCCGCGCGCTGGCGTTCAAAATTTTCCCGGGGCTTCGTAAGCAACAATTCGCGATAATTGTGCGCGCCGGGTTCCTGGTAACCTTCATATTTCGTGGGCGATGTTGGGAGATTTCGATTGTATTCGGCTACCTTAGCCTTAGCTTCACTTTCGGTATCGTAGATGTCGCCCTCGTTGGCGGCTTCGCCATACACATGCCAGCGACCATCGTCACCCTCTTCCGCAAAAGCCGTTTCGCCACCCGCTTCGCGCCTGTTTCTATTCGCTTTATGGACTTCCTCGATTTGGATCTGGTTTTGCGCAAGATGATCCTGAACCTCCTTCTTGGTGACCTTCTCCTTGCCCCTCAGTAGGTCATCCAGCCCCGTCCACTTGATCTCCTCGTCCTTGACCGCGTTCGCCTTCAGCATGTTCTTAAGAGCTTCGGGTCCCATGGCGTTCGGCATCTTGTCCTCAACCACGCGCTCCAGCTGGGAATAGAATGCGGGCTTCGCACCCTCCTTATCCGACCCCATTTGCATAAGCTTGGGCGAGCCCTTTTGCTGCAATTCGCCGGCGTTATAGGCCTTGCGCAGGGCCTCCATATCCGGATTCAGCGCGATAGGAGAAGGACCTTCGTCAGGCAAACCTTCATCCACGGGTGCCGGCTCTTGCCGCGCACTCTCCGCCCACTGACGCTGGTGTTCTGCTTGCTGCTCGGGCGTTAAGGCATTCCAAGCCGCTTCTTGCTCCTGATCATAGGCTGCCTGATCCTGACCCTGCGTCGCGGCCTTTACTTCCCGCTCCAGTGCCTCCTTTCCGCGCGGCCGGTTAATCAGCGCGGTAGCGAGGTCATCGGCGGAAAACCCATATTCCTTGTCCGGGGTGTCCACACCGATATACCGATTCGTGGCCCGCGCGCCGACATCTTCCCCTTCATGCTGCAGGAAGGTATGCGCGAGGTCGTTCAGCTTCGGGGCGGCGGGATCGATTTTGACCGGGACGCCCATGCGCGACCACATTTCCGCGGGCGTCATCGGCTCCGGGTTTGAAGCCATGCCCTTATAGAGCCCTAAGCGCCCGACGTCTTCGGGGTTCACGGCCAGGTAACGGCCGCCGGCGCCAGCCGGCCGGTCGACCAAGAGGGAGCGGTAGACTTGATCGCCCACGTGGACAATGTTTTGAGGCGCTTCCTCCTTGATCATGCGCTCCACCACAAACTCCAGGGGTTCGTCGGTGCGCTGCAGGTCGTTCTTATACTTTTGGAGGAAAAGCTCCACGTGGTCGGGAGGGATACCAGCTTCCGCGCCCGCTTTACGCACATTGGCGATCAGGGCGGCGTTCTGCAGCGCGCGCTGGGCTTCCGCCTCGGGAGTGGGGCCGGCGGCTTCTGGGGTTGCGGGCGCTTTGGGCGTGGCCTCGGGTTCGGCTTTCAGGGCCTCCGGTGCCTTCCCAAGCGCATGCGCGGCCCCGCCAATAATGGCGCCCGTAAGGACATCTCGGGCGACCTCCTTGGGCCCATAATCCTGGCCGCCGGCTACGGCTTGGGGGTAATTGACCGCTCCAACCGCTCCAACATTCTGGGCCGCTTCCTGCCCAATTTTTCCTAAGGCGGCAGCGCGCTGGGCACCCAGGATCCCTTCCGCAGACTTTCCTACCTCGCCAACCGTTTTCAGCTTAAGGAGGCCGCCAATGCCCTCGCCGGTCAAAAGGAAGGTGGGGAGATCCTTCAGGGTCTGGAGACCGAATTCCTTGACCATTTCGCCCGGGTCTTGGGCAAACTGTTTCGCCAAATCCCCCATCTCTTGCCAGAAGGACGGATCCGCCTTCAACGCAGCTTCCTCTTGGGGGTTGAGCTCTTGGCCCTGCTGCTTTTTCGCATAGGCCTGCGCCAGGTCCTGCTGGTACTGTGGGGACTGCAGGTATTGCTTATGCTCCAGCGCGGCCTTGGTCGCCTCCATCCGCTCGCCCGCAGCCTCGAAAAGCGACTTCCCTTGCAGGGTTTCAATCAGGCGCCGGGTCAGGGTGCTGGACATCGCTTCAAGGTCGCCCAGGGGCGCCAGGGCGCCCCGGTCAACGCCCATTTTCGAAGCCTGGTAGGATTCGGGGGTTGTGGTATTGACGGAGGGCGTAGGCGTTGCGTAGGACTGCAACGGCGGCATCCCAGGAGGTGCAAACGGCGCGGCCGTGGGGTTGACGGCCTGAAGCGGCTGGGGCTGTCCAACGGGCGCGCCTGTCGGCTGCGGCGTCTCCCCGGCGGCCGCCTGGTAGTATTCCGCGCCTTCGGCCTCCAGCTGCGCCTTCTGCCGCTTATCCTGCGCCTCGATCTTGGCGGCTTGGGGGGAGGATTGCACAAGGGGCATGCCGGGCGGAACAAAGGGCGCAAAGGCTGGATTTACATCCTGCATGCGCTGGCCAGTCGGGGCCGCCGGCGAAGAGGTGGGGTTTTGCGCATAATCCTGAACGAATTGATTCCAGGCGTTCCCGGCGGAATCCGGAGCGGCCGGCGCTTCATCCGTAAAGAATTCAAACCCGGATGGCTTGAGACGTTTCCGGTAGGCGTTCACAGCCTTGATATAGTTGTCGGTTTCGGGGGGTAGGGAAGAGGTTCCGTAGGCATCGACCTTCCCCGGACCCCAATTGTAGGCCGCCAAGGCGGATTTCCAATCCCCGTAATCCCGGTATTGGTTCGCAATGTATTTGACCCCATACTTCAGGTTGTCTTCGGGATCGTAGGCATTGGAAGGATCTCCGCCCATGTCGGCATAGGTGGACGGAATCAGCTGCATCAAGCCCCGCGCATTGGCGGAGGAGGTCGCGCCGGGATTCCCTCCCGACTCCCGGAGCATCATGGCTTTGGCGTATCCGGCTAGGTCGGGGACGTCGGGATAGTCTTTCGCGTACCGATCGATGATCGGATAGTAAACGGCCGCCCGCTTATGCTTGGCGGCATAGTCCGAATCGATATCCGGAATATCGTCCGGAAGGGGTTCGGCGGCAGGCTGTTGCGCGTCTGCCGTATACCCCTGGACGAAATCGTCCCAAGCGCTCATCGACCCATAGCTTTCAAGGCCTGAATGGCCTTTTGAATATCCTGATCGGAAGGCTCCCGATTCGGATTCAGGCTACGCAGGTAGTTCTTAATCTGGTCCGGTGAAGAGGTCGATTTCAATTCCGCAGGGGGTCCGGCCGGAGCGGCGCCCGGCTGACTGCTAGACATTCCAGGAGCGGTGACACCCGGAGGCGTATCCAAGTTCAGCGAATCACCGGGCTTCGCGCCGTGCGCTTCCGCCCGAATCATCGCCATGCGCCACTGGTTCTGCTCCTTGACCAGGTCATTCATGGTCTTGTTCCAGCCCACGTTTTCCCGGATCATATTCCGCTGCCAAAGCGGGTAAGGCTGGCCCGTCGAAGGATCGACGCCAGCGCTCGGATCGGAAGCGCTCAGCTCTTCAATCCGCTTCTGCACCTGATCGTAGGCGTCCTTGGCATCCTTGTAACTAACCTGATATCCCGAACCATCCTTATTGGAGCGCAACTTCGCGGCACGCACTTTCGCCTCCGCAGCCATCTCGCCCAATTTTGTTTTCAAGGCCGGCAGCTGATCGTAATATGCGCCTCGCGATGCCGCTTCGCCTGCCCGCGCCTGCCAGTAGGGGGTCATCGCTTGAGTCTTTTGGTTGGTCGTGTAGGCCGACATGAGTTTGTCCGCCGACCCACCATTAGCCGCATACGCCCCGAAAACATCCTGATCCGTGGAGAACGGATCGTTCATGACCTTGCCCAGCTTCGCACCGTTGTACCGGCCGTTCCAGGAATCGTACAGGTTGAAAACGGCGTCGTTCAGATCCTTGCCTTTTAGGGTCTGCAGGAAGGGAGCCATGGTTTGGAGCTCTTGCGTAAAGTGCTGCGCAAGCTCAGGATTCTCCTTTTGAACGTCCCCGATGTAGGACTGCATTCCAGCCACACCCTTATTCAGCTGCTGCTGGAACTGCGCCGCCAATTGCGCCTGCGTATCGTAGGTTTCCGACTCCTTGATCTTCTGTTCGATAGGCGCTTCCGCTTGCAGTGCGGCGGCTTGCGCCGGCATCGGATTTAGTCCCGTGAATCGGGGCTGCTCAAGCGGCATCGCCGCATACGGATTCGCCGGAGGAACGTAACCAATAGGACCGGCCATTAGCGCACCTCTTGCGTCAGCATCATTTTCAGCTGGGCGTTATTTTGAATAGCATCGTTCAAGGCGCGGCGCGCGGACTCCTGCGCCTGCCATTGAGACTGAATGGCTTCCATGCGGCGATTATACCGCAACTGCTCCTGGGTATCCGCACGCTCCGTATTGAAGTACTGCTGCGCATCCGCGCGCGCCTGCTGGTACCGCGCCTCATCCTTGGCTGCAATCTGCTGCCGGATTTTCTCTTGCTCGCGCCGCTGTTGCCGCGCCGCCTTGGTGCCGACATAGGCGTTGATCCCACCCGTTACGAGGCCAACAGCGCCGCCGATTGCAGCACCTACCGGGCCCCCGTACGCCGCGCCGGCTGCGGCGCCGCCAATGCCCGAACCCACCACCTGAAGCGCAGCATCGCTGCCGTTCGGCGTCGCATTGATCTGGCCGCCAGCGGCCGCACCCCCCAAGGCCGCATTTCCATACCCCATGTATTCCCGCGCTTCGGGAGAGAGGTAATCGGTGGGCTTTTGCGCCATTGTGGACTGGACGTTTCCAATGGGCATCGAGGCATAATTGCGCCCATACCCGTAGCTCGCTCCCATGGTTGGAATGGCAGAGCTTTGAACGTCCGTTTTGTTCATATCCGCCGAGGTCAAAACATCAGTGTTTTTAGGCGCGGTGAAAGACGCGATCGGGTGCGGGTCCCATTCGTTTTCGACATCCGGATACGGTTTTTGCGAGTCGGTAGGCTGGACAATCGGAAGCGGGTTCGCCATGATCGGATCCTTACACCTGAGGCTTGTAGTTGCTGAAGTCCAGGCCGCCCAAGCTGAGGCCTCCGGTTGTCATTCCGTTCGCTGCCGCCGGGCTCAAAGAGGCCGAGGATGGAAGAAGGCTCATCGCATTGTTCGCGCGCGCATCCCCAACCAAATAACTCAAAGCCTTCTGGGCATCTGCTTCCTTCATGCCTTGATTCAGCATATGGATGTAGAGCGCGAGGTCTAGGCCCTTTTGACTGGCGTCCCAGGCGATATGGGAGGTATCGGTTAAGCCGCTCCCTCCTACGCTAGAGCGATCGTAGTTTTGGCTAATCGTGCTGGCGGGGATATTGTGGTTCTTAAGCCACGTGTCCGCATCCTGAAGGAGCGCCTGCGTCGTGCCGTTGTCCGGAACACCGCCGACCTTATCGGGACTCAGTTTATTGCCGATATCCCGATAGGTCAGCATATCTTGCATAAACGTCTGCTTCTGATCGGGAGTGGAAAAGGCCACCGCACCCGAGCCAAGGAGATTACGGAACGCGTCCTCCCGCGCCTGCGGGGTGCTGGTATCGATAGTCGCCGGCGTCGTACCGGCTCCAGTCGTTCCAGGAGCGCCGGTCTGTCCGACCGATTGGAAATTGTCCCCTTGCGTCTTCACGGCATCGGGAATTCGAGTGGCGTCCGGAGGCTTGGTGCCTCCGGCCGTCGCAAAGTACCACTGCGTCGAATTCAAGGTCCCCCCGGTATAGCGATACTTGGCGTACGCGTTATCCAGCTGCTCATCCTGAGGAAGCTTCTGCACCTTTTGGCCGCCGCCCATGTCCATGCCATATGGATCGCCACCGAGATCGTACTTGCCTTGGACTTGGCCATTCGCATCAAAGACGGCCGTGGGCCACGCATGGAAGAGGTACGAGGTACTGGGGTTTTCCCAGGGCATTCCATTTGTAAAGTCAGGAACCATGGCGCCCGTATTCGGATCGGTCTTGTAGCCGCCGCCCAGGTACTGCGTCATCAGGGCTTGCTTCACCATGGTATCGCCGCCCGGAATCGAAAGGATCTGTTGCTGGAACGGGCTTCCAGGAGCCATCAGCTGGTCGTAGACGGCCTGCCAGGGTTGCTGGTTGACTTGGGTTTTGCGGCTGACGTAATCGGCTGCGGCCGCGGTCTCCGCAAAGTCCTCATCGGTCAACATCGTGCCCTGGGCGTCGATGATATTTCCCTGCGCATCCTTATGAACCGGATCCATGCCGAGAGCGGCGCGCGCTTGATTAAAGCTATCGAGGTCGCTTTTCGCCATGTTCTTGCCGGTATTGGTCATCCCCTGCCAAGCTACAGGCCCTTGCTGCTTGTAGTTCTCCAAGGCCTGCGCAAAGGGCACATTGCTTTTGGCCTGCCGGTTGATCTCGGTATTCAGGGTGGCGATCTTTTGCTGGTCCTGGGCGTACTGACCCGAAACAATGGCTTGGATCAGATCGTGCGGATTCTGATCGGCCGTGAAGCCAAGGTACTTCGCGGCAGCGGGGTTCTTCATCAGGATCGCCAGCTGCGCCTCCGCGGCGGCCGGGTTGGTGGTTGCCGTCGCCTTGATCGCGTCCAAGGTATTGGTCCAGGACTGCTGCATGAAAGGCGATTGGGAGCGGAGGTCGTCGGCGGTCACATTGATGCCGGCCTGGGCATACTGCTTCGCCGCGCCTTCAAAATCCCCTTTTTGCTCCAGGTTCATGGCTTGCTGGAGCGTATAAGGATCGCGCTTTTGCAAGTCCGCTGGATTCACGGGCATACCCGTCAAGGCGGCCAATTTTTCCGCCGCGCCCTGATAATTGCCGGCCGTCAGAAGCGATTGAATATCCTGCGTTTGACGCGCCCGGCTTGCAGAGAATTGGGACGGATCAATCGAAACCCCCGGAAAATCCACAGTCTTAGCCAAAATCTTAGCGGCGCCCGTAAAGTCACCCGCATCCTGGAGCGCCTGCACCTCGGCGTAGGCATTCTGCCGGCGCTGCTGGTTGATAGCGACGCCTTCCTGGAGCCCATACTTCTGCATGTCCAGAATTTGCTGCTGGGCGGTTTGAGAGAGTTGCCCGAAAAGTTGGTCGGCGTTGAAATTTTGGTTCGCCGCCATCATGCTGAGGAGCGCGGAGCCGGCGCCCTGGCCCGCCAGGCTCGGATCAGAGTTGATCCGCATCTTAAGGGCATCCATCTGCGCGCTGTTGTTCTGTCCCATTTGCAGAATGGCGCGGTTGGCGGCGGTCTGGAAAACCTGCTGATTCACCTTTCCATTCATCCAGTCCTGCGCCGTCTGCTCGTACTGCGCCATCATGTCGTCCAAGGACGGGCCCGCATTCGGGGGTGCCGTCACCGGTTGGCTGGTGGGGGGCTGCGCGGTTTGGGGCGTGCCGTTTTGCGGCTGCCCCGAAGACGCGCCACTCGTAGAAGCGGGTGCGGAAGAGGCTGGGGCGGGCGCGCTGGTCGCCTGCGGAGCGGCTGAAGACGCCTGCTGCATCGCGTTCGCTTGTGCGCTCTCCTGCGCTTGTCCCGCCTGCGTCGCAGCGGCCGACGATGCGCCTGCCGAGGCGGCGGCGCCCCGCGCCGCGGCCGCTTGAGCCGCATCGCTGGAGGACTGAGTCTCCGCCGGCGCCGATTGCACTTGAAGCGGCGAAGGCGTCACATTGATATTGGTCTTTGGAGCCGCCTCGGTCTGGGGCGAAAGGGAAAGCGGCGCCACGTTGATATTGGTCTTTGGCGCCCCCGCAGGCTGAATCGGAAGGCCCGAGACCGAATCCGTCTTAGGCTGCGAGGTCGTGGAAGCGGGCGCCGGAGTTGAGGAGAAAAGGCTTCCCCAAGTCCCGGTAGGGAGAGAGGAGGAGAGAGGGCTTTTGAATCCCGAAAGACTACCGGCGCTCGATCCGCCCAAGGGGCTTGGAGCCGTAGGACCCGAGGTTACGGGGCTGGTTGTGGAGGTCTTTAAGGTTAAGGGGCTTGACGAGGCGGTAGGCTGAATAGGCGCGACCGTCTTGATCGGATTACTCATCTTGAGCCAGTCCGAAGGCCCGAGACCAAAGGAAATGCCGGCCATGGATTACCCCGCCGTGATGCCGGCGACGATGTTCGAGGCCGTAGTTCCAGGCGACGGGTTCACGTGGATATAGGGCGGCATGCCCATCCAGATTCCGGCCGTAACGCCGGTGAATTGGACCACATCCTTCCCGTTGGCCAAGGTGAGATGCACGTTACCGCTGGTCCCTACGAAAATCGCGTTGGCAGCGTTGGTGCCAAAGCGCGCATTCGCCCCCGCCAAGGTGTCGGGGTTCACAATCGAGCCCAAGGTGACGTTTTTCGCGTCCCAGAGTAGGCCTGGAGTCTTAATGGGGGTCATGGCGCCCTCCTCTCCGGCTTAATACCGGAGAGGCTTAAAAGGCTAAGCCCATGCCCTGGTGAATCTTGCTGTACGCAACCAAAATGGGCAAGTCCGCCGCGTTGCCGGCGCCCGGGAAAAATTGAAAAAAGACCAAATGGGTGAGGATCATGGGCCGACTCCTAAAAGCATGAGTTGCGAAACCGGAGAGCCGCCCCCGCCTCCACCTGACTCTTGGGCGTAATACGCCATAGTCAAAAAGTTTCCCGTGCCCGACCCGGCCGTGAAGGTGGCGGCAACGGCGGACGTCGATGTAATCGATTTGTCTTCGGTCATGGTCTTTACGAAAAAAGAGGTTTCGATGTTGCTCATGGCGCCGCGGCTGGTCGCGCCCCCCGCCGCGGTCAAGCTGGACTCCGTGGCAGAATCGTCCATCGAAACGCCACGAAGCATTCCGGGCTGGCCGGCAGGGGTCAGATTACCCGAGGTTACCGCGCCCGCTCCCGAGCCCGGACCCACGTTATGGGTTGCGGCAGTTTGGCCTGTACCGGTTGAAGCGAGACCGGTATATCGCGCCACGCAAATGCCTCGGTAAACCTGAGCCGAACCCAAGGTACAGGTGATCGTATAGGTACCGCCTGTCGCGCTTAGGCATTCAAACTGGACCGACGACTGCGTGTTTCCAGAATCACTCAGCGTGGTTCCTATTTTGGACCAGGTATTCGTTCCATCGGACATCGATTCCGAAACCGCGGTTCCCGATCCATAGGTCACCCACGCATGAAGCCGCTCTCCCGTAGCAATGGTATAGGAGCTAAGCTGCACCGTGGTCGAAGAGGTGGTATCTCCAAAATCGGTGCTGGAAACAAACGCGTACGCCATTTAGTTTGCCGCAATAGTTCCGGAGATGGTCAGGGATTTGGCCCAATTGGTCAGCATGCGGACGCGGCGCGCGCCGCTTCCGCGAATGTTGCATACGATCTTCATCGTATTTGCCGGGTTCCCGAATTTGGCGGGAATAGGATTGTCTAAGACCGTGTTCGCGGCTTCGGAAATCCACGTCGTTCCATTATCCAGCGACACGTCGCAGGAATAGGAAAAGGCGGTGTCGCCGGCGCCTGGCCACCCGACCTGCGTCAGGGTAATGACGTATTGATTGACGCTGCCGGCGACATTGAAAGGACCGAAATCGTGTTCGCCCGGCGTCATGGTGGTCTGAGGGAGGGTAAATAAGGTGGCCATACTAGGGTCCTGTCCAGAGGGTTCCGGTATAGCGCGAGTCCACCCACGCTGGATGGTGCGCGTTCCCGCTTTTATCGGTGATGTCAGTCGGTTTGGGATTCGCGTTGTAGTACCACGCACCTAGCCCTAAGGCCGCTATTTGGCTGTCGTAATTACAGGCGGAAGCGGCTTGAATATTGGCGTTCGAGAGCGCGGAGGGGTATTGCTGGAGGTTCCGCAAAATCCCATCCATTGTCTCGATGGTGCTAAAGGTTTGCGGAGCGGTCCAAGGCGTAGCCAAAAAAGCAAGCCCCGGATTACTTCCCGTATTCGCTACGCCATCAAATTGCTTGGAGATCAACCGAGTCATTCCGGTCCCGATGTCCCAGAAGAACTCAATCAGAGGCTTTCCGCCGACCAGGGTCACGCGCACGGCCTGGCGAAACCACTGGCCAGTCGTCACCAGGGTTGAGTTGCCGTTACTATCTACTCCGCCTAGCGTAATCGGGGTATCAGTGCCCTCTGCAGACACCTCCCAGTGATGATCAGTGCCGCTCGCGCCTGTAGCTCCAACGCCCGTGGTGTAGGGATAGGGGTGGCATCCAAAATAAGAGTTTGCCTGTACAGCATTCCCGTAATCCCCGTTCCAGTCGTTGCGATCATAAAAGAAAGTGGTATAGTATCCCGCTTCCTGATTGAAGTAGACATTAAAGATGTATGTCGCGGGCGCGAACGGAATGAGCGCGGAACCGGTAAAAGCAAAAAGAGTCGGCCCAGGCCCCGTATTGTTGTTCGTGGGCGCCAGGATTCCGTATTGCGGGCCCGAAGCGACAGGCGCGGGCACAAGCCCGCTTTTAATTCCTAGCCGAGGCATTACTTATACAAGAGGTTGACGACCACGTCGTTCGCGGCTAAGGCCGTGGTATCCGCGTCGCCTACCGCACCCGTCAACGCAAACGCGATCCCGGTTCCCATGGGAATGCCCATGGAGTATTCCACGTTCGTTCCCGATGTAGCCGGAATCGGAATCGTCATGAAGGGGGTATCGGTGCCCACGGTTGGGGCGGACGCTTTGTTATAAAGCTTGAAGAACTTCGCCGAGCTAGTCGTGTTGTAAATGAACCAGCCATAGACCTGGCCGGCAGAACCCTTCACGCTCGTGGCATTGGTGCTCGCCGCAGAAAGAAGGCGCGAGACGGAAAGGCCACCGGAGGTTGCAGGGGTAGGAGTTACTAACCAGGGCGTCGTATTCGCGGTGTTGCCAGGCTGAACCGTCCAGGTCCCCGATTGCGCCGCGTTCACGCTAAATGCAGTATTGTCGCTCGCGATGGTCACCCGCTGGCAACCTGCCGAAGCCGTTCCGTTTCCCGTCGCCGTGGTAGTTGCGGCGATCTGCGCCAAGTTCACGCTTTGATTCGCGGCCAAGGAACCAATCGTGGCCGAGCCCGCCCCCAGGACCGTTTGCTGGACCGGGGAATAGGGGAGAAGCGCGTAGTTTGGCGTCACCGTGCCCGTGCCGGTAATCGCCGTGGACAGTTTGATTCGAAGCCCTTGGGCACCCTTACAAAGGATCAAGAAGGGCTTGTTCGTGCTTGTAACCAGCGTATACGGAATCGCTTGGGTCGCGTTCGTGGTGCTGGTCGGATCGATTATGGCATCTGCGGAGGCGGTTACCCAGTTGCTACCATCAAAAGTGATTTCGAAGGTGATGGCGCCCGCGGAAAACGATCCAGAGGACTGCACGATCTGCACCAGCACCGCCGCAGCGCCGGAATTCGTGAAAATGTTCTGCGTGGCGTTTAAAGAGGTGCCGCTATTCCACACCGAAAGGGCCGTAAGCGCAATGCCGGGGAAGGTACGAAGATTCCCTGCTTGATCGGCCTGTTGCGCCATCGCCTGGCCATTGGTCGGAGCGGGAGCGGAGGTGTTGTAGACGGAGCCTACAACTACCTGGTTTGTAGGAGCGGAGCCCGCGCCCACCGTCGAGTCCACGGTCGCACCCGCGTTGCCGACCAGTCCAACTTTCTGCACACCCGTAGCCGCTGTGGAGACCGTCGATCCATTTACTTGGGCAAGATTGGTGGCGAAGTTTCCGGTTCCCGCATTGGCGGTCACGGTCCCCGAAACAGTTTGGGTGCCGCTTGGGATATTCCGAACGATTAAAGCTTGCTCGGATCCGGAGGGGCTGGAAGTGGAGGAGGCGAGCTCCACTGAACCACCTGAAGCAGACGCGCGGAGATTGACTCCGAGGCCATATTGTGTGCCGGCGCCCGAGTCCAAATCGAAAACGCGGGCCAACTGCATGTTGGTGCCGTCACTGAAGCCGGCGGCCGTACCGGTGCTTGGAACAGCGGATCCGAAAGAGGAAGAGGTCCCGCCGGAGGCGCCGCCCGCCGCGACGTTGACCTTGAGATACCCATTTGCATCCAGCTGCGCGTCCCCGCGCTGGCCATTGGTTAAGGTGATGGGCGTCGAGTTGTACTTCCCCCCAATCTTAACCGGAGCACCCGAATCCGCCGATCCGGAAGCCACGGACCCATCCGCCTGCACCGCAAACGTACCGGCATTGTCGACCGTGATCGATCCGGAGTTGTCCGTAATCGGCACCGCCGCACCCGAAGCGTTGACCCAGAGGCGGCCGCTCGAATCCGTATTCAAGGTAGAGTAATCGCCGTCGGTGCCCGAAGAAGAGGAGGCCGTATCCGAGCGCCGTACCAAGGCCAGCGTTCCCAGATCGCCTGACGTATGCGCGGCGTCCTCGGCGTACTGCGCGCCTGCAGAAAGCTCATTTCCCGAAGAGTCGCGAAGGTTGACATGGAGCGCGCGCTTCGCGGTGATTCGAAACGCGGCCGCCTGATCCTCAGTTGGATCGGCGGCAATGGTTTCGTTATAGACGCCGCCAACAGGGGTAAAGCTGGTCGAGCCCTCCGTGAAAGCCGCTTTATCGGAGAGCGCCGTGCCCCCGGAGCCGCCGCCGGCCGCCAAGTTGACCTTTAAATTGCCGGACGCATCCAGGTTCAACGCGGCCATATTGGTGCCGCTGGAATCCTTGGCGCCAATAGCGGTACCGGTCGACGGGAACGCGCTTCCAAAGCTAGAGGAGGTCCCGCCGGAGGCACCGCCGGCCGCGACGTTAACCTTCAGATACCCGTTCGCGTCCAGCTGCGCGTCCCCGCGCTGGCCATCCGTCAAGGTGATCGGGGTGGAATTGTATTTGCCGCCGACCTTTACGGGATTTCCGGAGTCAGCCGCACCCGAAGCCACCGTACCCGCAACGGGAAATGGACCCGTACCCGCATTCGCGGTGACCGTGCCGGAGACCGGCTGCGTGACGGCCGAGCCATCCACCTTAAGCGCAGTCATGGAGGCAATGCCCTGGACCGTGATCACATCGGTAGAGGCCGTGCCGGCCGTCCCTAAAGCAGGCTGCTTAGCGGCCGTAGCCGCGCCGGAAGGGAGGGGCAGAGAGGCCGCCGAAATCGGCTGGGTGACCGCCGACCCGTCGACCTTAACCGCCGTGCTATTGGCGGCCGTGTTCGCCAAGGAAACCTGAACCGGGTTCGCGGCGGTCCCCCCGGCCACCGCGCCTCCATTGGCGGGCAAAAGGATACCGACACCCAGAACCGTATCCGTTCCCGCGCCGCTGTCATAATCCAGCGTCTTTTGGCCGGAAAAGTCCGTGGTCAAGGACCCTGAATTATCCGTGACGGGAACGGCTGCGGAGCTGGCGTCCACCTTCCAGGGGGTTGTGTTCGCGGTATTACCGGGCTGCACGGTCCATGTTCCCGATTGGGCGGCCTGAACCGCAAACGTGCCTGCGTTATCTACGGTCAGAGAGCCGCTGTTGTCCGTGACCGGGACGGCAGCAGAGGCTTTGACCTGGACGAATAGACCATTGGTCGCGTCCCCTGGGATCACGGCGGTATCATCTGCCGTACCGCTCATCAGCTTGGTATAAGGAACGTGCTGCCCCGAAAGCAGCTGATCCGTACGGAAGGTGGCGCCGCCGGAACCGGGATTGGCAACCAGGTCATCCGCGTGCAGGTATTCAAACCCACCCAAAATCCAGTCTAGTTTGCGCGAATAAAGCAGCATTAGCGGAACATCCTTACAAGGTCGGCGTACTCAATCGCGAAAGCGTTTCGCTTTTCGAGATCGTCCAGCTGAGTTGGGGAAAGGCGCGTCCAATCCAACACCTTTCCCACCAGGTTTAAGCGCGCCTCATCGGAAGTGAGGTGTAGCACAAGAAGGGCGGTCGGAAATGGATTTTCGGCGGCTTCGAGGTAATGATCAAAGCCCTGGAAGGGATGCGCAGGATTTAAACGCACCCAAAGACAAGGAACGCCGTCAGGAATGGGCGGGTAGGGCCCGGGAATGGGACTCGGCGGCGCTTCAGCGGGAGGCTCATCCGGAGCCGCTTTAGGCTTGAACCAGGATTTCGGATTCCACCACGCCATATAAGCCCCTTTTACAGGGCCTAATACGGGCGGGAAGGATGGAAGCGAAGGGCTTACATCCCTACGCCAACGCCTGATCCGATGGGGTTATTTGATAAACCGGAACGCAAGCTCGACTCCAATCGTGACAATGGCCACCACGCCCGCAAGCTTGACCTGCATGCCGCTGATCGCGGAGCGCATCTCCCGGGCAAAATCTTCCACGGATTTAATGCGCTCATCATGCCTCCCATGATTGATTTCCAGATCGCGAATCCGCTCCAAGATTTCTGGATCATGGGTGCTCATTGTCATTTCTCCATCCATAAAAGGCTTAATCGGTTTGGGGTGCGGTTGAAGCGGGGGCAGAATCGCTTTTCGACTCTTGCTCCTGCTGCTTTTTATGCAAAGCCAGGATCTCGGCCGCCATCAAGGAGACTAGATTGCCCATCTCCAGCTGAAGTTCGTGAAAACGGGCTTTGATATCGGACAGGGTATTCATCTTTTTCCTTTCAAAAGAGCCTTCCTTATTATTTCCTTTTTAGGCCGGCGCAATCGTGGTTATGGTGCCTGAGGAGCCCCGCCATTTCAACGCGCCGCTATCGGCAAATAAAAGACCGCCGCCACTTGGATTACTGGTTGGAGGCGAACTGGTATTGTTGATGAACAAGAGGCTGTTGCCGCCCCCAAAAGAACCTGAGCCAAAAAGAGCCAAATTAGCGTATCCTGCGATAGACCCCTGAGATGCCGTGAAGGCTGTTCCCCCTAAGCCGGTTTGGAGCACTACGGCTTGGGAAGAAGGAGACATTCCGAAAAGAAAGACGTTGCTATTCCCTGTTACATCAAATTGAATACCGTTAAAATTGGCAGATGTTCCTCCGGCCGTAATTTCAAGCAGGCTAGTCGCGCTAGCGCCGTTGCTGGAGTTATTTATACTTAAAATCAGATTTCCATTAATGCTTTTTGTAATGGTTGCATTATCGCCAATCGAAATTAATCCAAGGCCGGTTTTGATGGCGTACTTATTCGTTCCAGAGGTAACATCCCCAACCCAAAGGCCATAATTGTTGGTAATCGATCCGCCTGATCCGGCCGAAATAGCGCCAATCTGCAGAGCGTAGGCATTTGTTACTGCGGTACTTGTGGCTCCATTAATTGAGGTTGCAATTCCAATAATTTCGCTGGTATGAGAAGAGGTTGCGGTATACTGAATTCGTATGCCGGCTATGGAAGGCGTTCTACTGGGCACAGATGCTAGGTTAATTAGGAAAATATCATCCAACGCCGCTGCTGGCCCCAGCCTAAGAATGTCCCCAAGTTCTACGGTTCCCGTATTTGTTTTTATGGCATAATTGCTGGAACCGACGGTTTGATTTTCAATGTAAAGCCCATAATTATTGGTTAGCGTACTTCCCGAGCCCTTAACCGAGCTGCGGATATAAGCGCCATAATTAGAATTGACGGTATAGCTGCCCGCTTGCGTTTGGGCACGGATGCTAATGCCCTTATGCACCGCCGATGTATTCGTGGAGGACGTGACATCGATATAAACGCCCGCTCCATCGGTAGTGGCGCCACCTAATGTATCCACCAAACTTATTGTGGAAGCGCCATCGACAATCGCAGCCGATCCGATTGCCAGATGCCCGCTTATGGTCGTGGCGGCCGATAAAGTCACGGTGGATCCGCTGCCAATAGAAAATCCGGAATTGTTGCCTATGGAAAGCGTGGTTCCAGTACCTAAAGCCAGCGTTTTGTTGGCCGCAATGGAGACATTCTGCTGGAACGTGGCTGCGGTTGAAAAAGTGGGCTGTCCAGATGAATCGATGGTAAGCCAGGGGGTTGTGGAGCCTGACCTAAAAGCCAAGCTTGTTCCCGTGGTGTACATGCCATAGGTGAAAGTGCCTGGCGTATTGATCCAATACCCTAAACCCGTTCCTTCCGCAAAAACATTGTCACCAAATCTCACCTGGCCCGAGCCGGAGTAAATGGCGTAGTTTGCGGTTGAGCCTTGCGTTTGATCCTCCACCTTTAGCCCATACCCATTCGTTATGGAGCTGGAGGCGCCTTTAATCGGGGTATCAATATTCACCCCGATCGCATTGGTTACCGTGTATGAAGAGGCCGAAGTTCGGACACGGGCGCGCGCAGCCCGTATAGAACTGGTGGCTGTCGCAGGGTACGTAACATCGGACATGAATCCTTGTAACGCGGTCGCCGAGCTAAAATTGGAAACGGCGGTGATATAAAGACCGACATCATTGGCGGGTCCGCCAGTACCTATGCCAACATAGTCTGAAAGCTGAACCTGGCCTTGCCCCGTCTTGAGTGCGTAGTTTGTGCCACCGCCCGTCTGGTCCTCTACCTTAATGCCATACAATGTCGCGATCGCTGATCCAGAACCCTTGTTCGCATCCAGAATATTGAGACCGATACCATCGGTCATCGTGAATGCGGCAGCAGCAGTTCTGACCTGTGTGAGTAAACCGCGACCCATCGTGGTGGCCGCAGAGCTGAATGTGGGAGTGGCACTGATACCGCGCTGATCGGTTCCCGTCAGTCCAGTGAGGAGGGATGAGACGTTGATACCGGAAATAGTCTGAGCGGTATTGCCAACTGTGAGAGTTCCGGATGCTCCAGTAAGAGCCAGAGAGGATTGCCCAGTGATCGCACCGGCAACAGCCAATGTCGAAGATAAAGAAACGGCTCCCGTGGCATCCCAGGTAAGGGCAGAAGTGCCTAGAGCGGTCTGACTTGTACCGTAGCCAAGCGCCCAAGTAGTAGATGTAACGTTTGCGAGGTAACCATAATTCGATCCCGTCGCGTTCAAAATAAAGGTGGGCTTGGTGACCAGGGACGAATAAAAGAAGCCTGTGGTCGAAGAGATATTGCTGGTGACAGTCAATGTTGAAGACATGCTTACTGCGCCAGCAAAGGTATTCGTGCCCGTCCCAGGAAACTCCAGGGATTGGGTGCCCGTAGGATTCCTCATCAAGTAGTTAGCGCTGGGATTAAATAGCGCGTAATCATAGGAACTACCAGCAACACCACGAACAGCAAGACCTGCTCCAGCAGATCGCCAAATGCTGGCGTCACCACCACCAGATCCGCTTGTCTGGTTAAAAGTTAAGGTGTCTCCAAGTGATATGGATCCAGAACCTGTTTTGATAGCATAATTGGTTCCGCCGCCAGTTTGATTTCCAACCTCTAGTCCAATTAGGGTTGTAACTGCAGAACCTGAGCCAAGCAATGGGGATTCAATATAAAGGCCGCGGCCAGTGGCCACAGTAAAAGACGACGCGGCGGTCCTAAATTGGAAATCGGCCGCGTTAGCGCTTCCCGTAGCGCTTGAAGGGAAGGCGGGCTGAGATAGGATGCCAATCGGATTTACGGAGGTAAGGGCAATACCATCCACCGATATTCCTTGAGCCGAGCTAGGAGCGCCGCCGACTCGGATATTACTACTTTGAACTGTTCCCCCAACCGTGATTGCGGCACCGGATTCCGTCACAATAGAATCAGTCAAGGAGCTGGAGGTGGCCCATTTGGCCAGCTTGCCAGCTGTGCCCGATCCGATGGGCGCGCCCGAGGCGGGAGAGGTCCATCCCGTGTTTCCCGTCCCACTTTCTTTGATATAGAGCGTGCTCGTCGCGCCGCCATCCGTCCGCAGAAACTCCGACCCCACGGGAGCATAAACGGCGCCTTCGGGCGACCCGGTCCCCACCAGACGAACCGCTTTTCCAAAACGATAGGAGCCGGAACCCGAGAAGAGGTCTGAAAGAGCGTTCCCTTGGGAATCAAAGGAGCCGTTAAAGGTCAAAACCTTTCCGGAAGCGATGGCGAAGCTGCCGCCTTTAGCCATCACAATGGAAATGTTAGCGGGAACGGTTAAATCGGCGGCGATGCTCAGAGCGCTTGTGATATGGACGGTCTGGGAAGAGGTGCTGGGGATATTGGCTACGGCGGCCGAGAGCGTCCCATAGTACCGGATATCATTGACGGCAAAGCCGCCCCGAATCGCTGGTTTGATGATTGTGCTTTTCAAATCCTCCAGCGCGTTTTGAACCCAAGACTGGAACGAATTTAAGGCGATTTGGAGGTAATTGAAATTGTTCCGCGTCTTGGTCCGAAATCCGCGGCCAGATTCATCGTCGGAGATGTTTTCGGGGGTAAAGTTAGCCTGGGAGGTCATCCCAAGGGTAATACCTTGGACCCCCCGTTAGCTGTGGTCACGGAGGCGTAGTAATAGGCGATATCGGCGGCGGAAAGCGCCGTGGTATAGGCGCGGATATCATACAGCTGAACCGCCGCGCCATCGGGATTGATGTCGAAGCTAGTTCCGCCGCGCGCTGTGCTGACCGAGACGCTTCCGGAAACCGCGGCGCCATTCTGATAGGCCGTTACCGTCGACCCCGAACGCACAATCCAGAAGTCATGCCATCCGGAGGCGATGGTGGAAACGGTCAGGCTGCCGGCGCCATTAAGGGAAAGGCTTGTGCTGCTGGCAAAGGTGACGTAAAAGCTATTCGTTCCTGTAATCTGCAGGATACGGCTTCCTGCCGTCGCCGACTTGACCCAGAAGTGCAGGCTGAAATTGCTATAAGAGGTCGTTTCGGCAAGGGAATAGGAGGCTCCCGAACCAAAAGAAAGCGCGTAGGTCTTTCCATCGGGCCCCGAGACGCTTGTCGGAGCGGTTCCGGTCAGCGTGAAGGCGGATCCGGAGGCGCGATTCAGTGTATTGGAGGGGCGCGTCAGCCAAATCTTTAAATTCTGCGCCAGATCGGCTTGGTAGGTCGCCTCCGAATAGGCGGAAGGGCCTCCCCCGATGTTCGCGCGGTTCAAAGAGTCAAAAAGAGCTTCAAAACCGGTTAGACGGGCGCCCGATTGATTAAATTGGACCTCGGGTTGAAGGCGCTTGCCCAAAACGGCCTCGAAAAACTGCAGATCAGCGCCTTTGGTCACGCCAGAAAGCGTTCCAGAGGCTGTGGAGGAGCCGTCAGCGTAGATCAAGTAGGAGCGAGAAAAGCCGGAAGGGTAACCGACCGATTCATCATAGGGCCGATCGAAGATATGCGCTTCCTTATGGATTAAATCCAAGCTTTCCAAGGGGCCCTGAACCTCGCGGAAGCGCGCTTTACAGGTGAAGGTATAGCCTCCTGAGCCATTTGCAGCCACTTTATCCAGGAAAACCTTGGTCAAACCGGATCCGGAATAGCTGGTAAAGGTCTCAATCCAGTAAAAAAGGCCGTCGGAGGCGTCGAGACAGAACATCCGCTGCACGCCGTTGGCATCGATAAAGCTGCCCGCCCCAACATAGGTCTGAGGAAGGGGGAGCGCCACGCCGCTTTCTTGGCTCCAACCAAACCCACCATCCGTGGACATGCCAAAGCGGAGGCAATTGGTGGTCGTCGTGTAGCCCGAATTGGTTCTGTAATAGAGCCGGTAGACGCCTTTCCAGTAGGCTCCAACCGATCCCGCAACCATGGTCTGTACGATCGTATTGACTCTGCGGCTGGAAAGGTCATTGGACCAATAAGAGTTGTTCCAAATCCGAATGGTATTGTCCGAGCAGCGGGCAATAAAGGCGGTAGCGCCTCCCTGTCCGAACTGGCCTAGCTGATTTGCGCTGTCGACCGGCGCAAAGCTTCCATAATCCGTGCAGCCAATGTTAGCAGACGCCTTGGTCAGGTGCTGCAGCACATAAATCGGGCCTGTAACGGAAGAGCCCGCGTCCACATAAGAATTCGGAGAGCTGACGTAGGTGCTATTCGAACAGATAAAGGAAATCATGTCCGGCGATTTGGCGATCACCTGGACACCATCATCCAGTTTCATAAACTGGAAAGCGGGATTGTAATAGCCGATAAACCGCGGATCAAGAAGTTGGCAGTAGTAGATGTTATTCGCGGCGCGCGCGGCCGTATAAAGGAAATTGTTCCCAACTTCCCCGCAGGCGCCATTGGGCAGGTTAACCCAGAATCGGGACTTAATGCCGTACCCTGCCCCCAATGCGCTGCGCAGCTGCGCATCCGTCTTATTGTCGGTCACCTGAATCTGGGTGATCGGCCAATCTCCGACCCATACATAGGTCTCTTGGCTATTTCCCGAACCCGTGACGGGATCGATTCCGGAAACCCCGATATCCAGTGTCCGGTAAAGGCTGATGTGCGAAAAATGCCCTTCGGCATAGTTGGAAAGAAAAACCGGAAGCGCTCCGCCGCCAAAGGTAATGTAGAAGGTATTGCTGTTCGATCCGGAAATCGGGTTTGCAAGCCAGAATTCCGCGTAATCGTTGGCAAAGGTGGCTCCCGTCTGATCGCGCGATGCGTTGCTCGGGCTTTCAAAGACCAGGTTGCCCGTCAGACGGTTTAAGGAGGTGTCCACGCCCCCCGAGCTATTGGTGATCCGACTGAAGGTATAAATGTAGCGATATCCATAGGGAGTAGTGGCGCTTTGCGTTCCCGATCCGTTAAGCGGATAATAGCCGTATCCATAACCTACGGCCGCCCCGGCGCTATTCAAGACGGCATACTTTCCGGTTGTTAGATTAAGATGAAGAAGGCCGCCATTGGTGGTGGAAGCATTCTGGCTAAAAAGAATGCAGTCGTTTTTGTACGGGCAAATCGTGCTGTCCACCGCCTGTACATAAGAGGACCCAGTAGTTAAGAAAATGGTATTGCCGCTATCCGTATCGTCTCCGGTATACGTCACCGTGACCACGCCCTGAAGGCCGGAGGCGTTGACGGACGTAATTTGCATTTGCCCATTACCCGAAATCGATCCGGTCGCAACTTTGGTGGTTTTGCCCGAATTACTATAAAGATCAAGCGTGCGCGTCCCACCGGAATTCGTCAGATTCCAGTAGAGAAAACCGTTGTTAGTATTCGATCGGTCGACTCCTTGCAGATAGAATAAACTGAGCTGGCCGCCCGTATCTCCTGAAGGAGACACCGATTGGATCGGGGTATAGGATAAAAGAGTTGTCCAGGAGCTGATAGCCGAGTCCGCCATGTAAATGCCGGAATCTCGATGCAGGACAAATTTCTTGGCTGTCTTATGCTGGAAAAGCGAACGGATGGTGCCGGTGCCCGGAAGCGCGGTTGAGCTGTAGAGCTGGCTGCCGCTTCGCCCCTCTAGATATTCGGGATAGGCGTTGAAGTTCTCTAGAAGCGCCATGGAGTCCTTCGGTAGATCGCTTCCGGGGATATCGGCAATATACCCGTTATTAAAACGGTCTTGCTCGAAGCGGACTTCCTGCTGAGCTTGGGAGCGGTTTTTTCGGCGGAGGAAACCGCGCATTTAGACAATCCGGAACGGGGCGATGCGGAGGTCGGAATCGGATTGCGCGTTGTACTTGCGGCGGAAGCGCTTTCGATAGTACTCGGCCTGCTGAAAGGTAAAGGCGTTCTCGCCGTACTCCCGCCGCTCCAAGCGCTTCAAGACCTCGAAAAAAAGGAGGGTATCCTGAAAGTCCGCGGGCACGGACAAAGCGACATTTTCGCTGGTCAGCTGCGTCGGCCACTTGTACGCCACGGCGCGCCAGGTTGTGGTCGTAGTACCGGGATTATTGGTGACGTAAATCTTAAGGGTGCAATCGGAAAGGGTAGGGCCCAAGGAGTCGATGCAATCCAGGCGCATCGTAACACGATCCTTGGTCTGAGTGAATTCGAACTGATTGGGTTTTTCCGAAGCCGGATCCAGGGTCTGGTTATCGAAAATGGAAACGGAGTTGCTATAGCTATACAGCTCCGTTACTGTGCGCACGTCCCCAACCAGCGATCCTTGCGTATTGGCGCTGGAGTCGTATAGGGAGCTGGCGGCGGTATACGTGTACGTGCCGTCCGTGGTTGCGAAGAAAGGGTCCGGGCGCACGCGCGTTAACCGCAGGTTCTCGCCCAGGATCTCGTTCTGCGCATTGTTCGTGATATCCAAGACTTGGGCGCGGGTCCAAGAGGACCCGACCTCATCCAAGATCAAGGACACGAACTGGGAGGTGGTCACTTCAGGGGCTCCAGAAGCCGATCCTCGATGTCTTTCTTATATCCCACCGGCTTGCGGTATCCCTTTTCTGGGGGCGGTGCGTCGGATTCTTGCTGGATGCCGCCTTTCATAAGGTTCATCACCTGCATGGCGACGGTATTGACCAGGGTCGAGGCCGCCAGGTTTTGCTCCAGCATCTTGTAAGTAGGCGGTATCTCCACCTCATCTTCGACCTCGGTAATCTGCCCATCGTCGTTCAGGGTCAGGCGCTTGACCTTTTCTATTCCGCCTTGGGAAAGCCGCTTCAGGCGCTGACGATTCTTCGGGGTATCAGGGATGCGGCAGTTGCCGGTCTCACCATCGATGTAAAGCACGAAGTTCCGATGCGGCTCCCAACCGATCTTGCCGCCTTTTTCCTGCTTGGCCAGGCCTTCAAAGCCGTAATCAGTCAGGGTGTTGGTGGTCGGGATTTGCGGATCAATCCGCTTGGCCAGAATCACAGGCATCCCGTCGCTTCCCGTTTCGCCCAGGAGCTGTTCCAGGACTTCACGGGTCAGGTTGGATTTTTCTTTGTTCGCATTCATAAACGTCCCTTCAGTGGTCTGGGATAAGGTGGCGGGGTAGTTTAGCGTCATACCCCGGGGACGTTAGAGTGCCCCTAGGCCTTCACCTAGGGGACCGGCGAGTAAACTCGCCGGGATGATTACGCCGTCAGGTTTCCAGAATAGGCCAGCCAAACAGCGCAGTTTTGACCAATGCGGCTGGTCGTGGTCGCCGTTTCCGCTTCGAATTCCGTCACCTGGTAGCCGTACGTGGTCGACACGCCGATGGACCGCAGGCGGTTGAAATCGGTGATGTCGTCATCGTAGCGAGGCTTCATCGCCGTGGTGCAGGTTACCGCCGCCTTGCCCAGCACGTAGCCGACATCGAACACGCGGTTGGAGCCGGTGTTGGTGTAGGAGCTGCGCGAATCGGTCGAGCCCACATCACGGTAGGCGGTCGTGAGGACGGACGTGGAGGTGTTGTAGTTGATCACGGGAGCGCGATCATCCACGACCATATGGAACCGGCCAAACTGCATCAGGTACTGCCCGTACGCCGCTTCGACGTACTTCTGCACCAGCGACAGGCGCTGCAGGCCCGCAAAGCTGGTCGAAGACTGAAGCTGCTTCAGGAAAACGGCCTGACGGGACGGAACGGTCACGATGTAGGAACCGTCATCCAGAGGCATCATCTTCCACACGTTGGTGACGTAGTATTCCAGCGTGGTGAAGAAGTTGGTATCCACGTTCGCCGAGGTGGACGTACCCGCCGAGCTCAAAGCCGCGACGATGTTGGCCGTGTAATTCGCCAGGGTATTGTCGTAGGTCGGCTGCGAGGTGATCGCGGCGTTCTTCACGAAGATATGGCGATTCCACTTGTTGGTCAGCGAGGTCGGGCTCGCGGTCAGGTTATCGGAAACGGTCTCCAGAAGCGCCTGGCGGATATGCTTGCCGCGGCGCGCCTTCAGCCACTTGCCAAGGAGCGGGTTGACCTTCTTCAGGATCCCGTAGGCCTCGTTGCGGTGGGCATAGAGTCCATACTGCTCGGTATCCACGCCATGCCGGACGTCATTGGCGTACACGGTGAAGCGCCGGGTCACCATGGTCTCGGTGTAGCCCACGAGGTTGATGCCCGCACCCTGACGGCCGGAGCCGGTGAGGTCGAGGATCATGCCGATCGTGTGCTGGTTGGAACCGGGCTGCAGGTTCACGTTCTGCACGATGGAATCGGGAAGATTCCCATTGTCATCGGAAAAGGTGCCGGAGAGGCCGGTGAAAATGTCCTGTTCCTGGGACTCTTCCCAGAGAATGTCTTCCCAGGTCTGCTGGAGAAGCGCGTCGCTATTTGCAATTCTGTAGGCCATGGCCTTGTTATTCCTTTACTGTGCGCCTTCCGACAGGAGCTGCATGTACGTCATCGCCTGGGCCTTTTCCTCGGAGTTCATCCGATGGCCGCGGGCGACGCGGGTGTGCAAGTCCTTCAGGTACGCCTGCATCTTTTCGGCGGGCGTCTTATCTGGGAAGCTGTTGCTTCCATCGGTGGGCGCGAGGGTTGTAACGCCTTTGTTACCCCGGGTCATCGCGTCAATCGTGGCGTTCGAGGCCTTCAAGGCCGCTTCCCGCTCGCGCTTCGCGATCACACTGGGGAGCACCCCATTTTCGGCAAGCATGTCCAGGTAGTTCGCGCGATATCCGCCCCCATCCCGCATCTTCTTTTCATGGACGTTCAGGATGGTTTCGATTTTCTCCAGCTCCTTCGGGGCCTTCGCGCGCTTGGCAATCGCCGTCTTGCGGAAGTCCTCGTCTTCGTTGTAGAGCTCCTTCGCCATCGATCGCAGCTCGTTAACCGGCGCGTTCGGATGGGATTCCTTGAAGCCGGAAAGCTTGACCAGGTTGTCCAGCCAGGACGCGTATTCCGCGTTCAGCTTTTCGAACGGCTGATCGGTACGAAGGTCTTCGAACTCGCTCTGGAGCCGCGCAATCGAGGTGAAGACAGACTCTTCCTCCCGCTGCTGCAGGCTTTTCTGCGCGCTCTCGGCCTCTTGCTGCGCGGAGGTCTTGAAATAGTCGCGGTACCCCGCAAGCTCCTTCTCCATCTGCGCCAGCTTTGTCGCCAGCGAGGTCATCTGGGCATCGTCGTAGGCGTCCAGGGGCTTCTCGGCCTTGATGGCCTTGGCCTCCTCTTCCACCTTCTTCAACGCTTCCAAACGGCGCTGCGCCGATTCGTACTGCTGCTTGATCCGGTTCTTCTCGTCGGCTTCGCGCTGGGCCTTTTCCTTCCAATAGCGCCGATCCTTACGGAGCGGTTTCTCGGCCGGTTCGTCCTCGGCTTCATCCTTCGAGACTTGGGGCTCTTCCGTCTCTGCGGCAGCGGCCTTATCAGCCTCCTCTGCCGGCGAAGTCACCTTTGCAGGCGCCTCCGCGGGAGCCGGCGCCTCGGGAGTCTCCTCCTTGGGCGCCATGAGATGGTCCACCAAGGCATACTTGTCCTTGAGGGCCAGCTTCGAGACCTCGGCCGGGTTTTGGTCCAGCTGGGTCAGGGTTTCATCGCTTATGGGCCCAGCGCTGGTCTGGGTGCCTGGATTGGCTGCAATGGGCATCTTTGTCTCCGGGGCAGTTCATGGCCTGCCTTTTCCGGGGTAATACGCCCATCTTGCCGGCGGAAAAAATCGGAGGTAGATTAGACGGGAGTAGGGGCCCGCCCAGGTTTCGACGGCAGGTCAGGATTCAAGAGTTGCACCCGGTGGATTTCTCGTTGGCCACCTTAATCATCGAGGAAAAAAGACACGACGACGCTTATACCGCCGCCGTCCGCGCCAAAGTCGATGCCCTCGTGGCCTCGGTGGAAAACGCGGAAACCGTCCTGGCCTAAAAGCCCGGGACGCGGCCTTCGGACCCCTACCCTTGGGGCCTGAAAGGTTGGAATAAAATAAGGGGTAGCTTCCGCGCGGCACCCGAACGTGCGGGAGTGACAAGCTCGGGATAGCTTGCGTACGGCCCACCCTTGTGGAAGTACGGAGGCGAATAAAAAACAAGGGAAATGGGTGTAGGAGCGATTGAGGAATGCGTGACGGACGCGGGTTCGATTCCCGCCGGGTCCACCATTAAAAGGGTTTCCGGCATCCCTTAAAGTGCTCAAATGCCGGTGGTGGAGGTGGCGGAAGAGTGCCTACGAGGCTCTTCTTAGCGCGCCCTAGGCCCGGGGGCCTGTACGAAGCCTCCGGGCCTTTTTATTTGACTTCAATCCATTTCGGAGCTATACTTCTTCCATGCACTTGAACGCGTTACGCCTAGGCCTCTATCTGGAGCAAGCCCACTAAGGCCGGTGTCACGCGCGTGCGCGCTTTTTAACCCCCGGCCTTCTAGGTCGGGGGTTTTTTGTTTTGGGTCGGCAATGGGCATGCGGCGAGCCCCCGGGACTGTAAATCCCCTGTCTTTTGGCTTTGGAGGTTCGACTCCTCCCCGACCCACCAGATATGCGCCCGTGGCGGAAGGGAAGACGCGCCGGCCTTAGGCTCCGGTGCCAATGGCGTGGGGGTTCAAGTCCCTCCGGGTGTAGGTTTCTTGGGCCCGTGGTGAAAGTGGTAGACGCGGCCGTCTCAAATACGGTCTGTCCGAAAGGACGTGCAGGTTCGAGTCCTGCCGGGCCCAGATTTACTTTCCTATACTTTGGGGCGTAGAAGCGTCCATGATATCGTGCGCAAACTCCTTACAGAAGCGCGTAAGGAAAAAGGCGTGTAAAGCGTGTCGCGGATCTCTAATAATTCTTGACGCACTTATGTCGTGGCGTTAGCTTTATCGCGCCTCGGATTACCACGGGGCATAACCTAAAGGAAGATTAAATGCCAGTTCTTGCGCTTCTATTATTCTTCGCCCTTCTTCAAGGATGTAACCTCCAGGATACTCCCGCCCCATCCGCAATAGATCCGGCGCCCACGCGATCCCAACCTGTAGAAAAGGTGATGGCTGATTCGGCGACTTTGCATCAGGTTGCCGATGATAAAACCGCCGGCCAGCATAAGTTGTTGCCGGGAGTGTATAGGGATCCCGAAACCGGAGACGTATACCAATTAAATACCGGCTGGCATATTGTGCCGCGCCAATCCAGAGGCGGAACGGCCGCATTGGCAAAAACAAATACCCTATATCAGACGTGGACGGATGCAAGCGGACAAATAGAGTCTCGTATTTACGAATGTATTACACCTTCGGCAGCCCAACATCAAAGTCTAGCCTGCCAAGTTGAACCCGGATTTGTAGCAATGGGCGGCGGAGCCTACGTGGATTATGGTACGGGACCCGGTGCGCTTCTGTGGGAAAACCATATCGCAGATGAGGGAGATGGTTATAGCAATTTTATTACTTGGGTCGCAAGCTCAAAGGACCACATAGAAGCGAATGCTCACATCTTACATGTATACGTGATCGGGATTCGTTTGAAAGATGCTTCCGGCAACTACATCGATCGTTCGGTGCTAGCAAATATGCTTCACCTTCATAAAACCACGTCTTCTCCGGCAGCACACCAGCCTTCTCTTACTCCCTATGTTCAATATAAATCAGTAAGTACGGGCGCTCGTACAAATTGGAGTGGTTCCGGATGCTTATTGACCGCCACCGGAAGTTATAGTCCAAACGCGTTTTCGTATACCTACGCGATCGGAAAGGATCATATCAATTCCGATCCAAGCACGATAACCTCATATAGTATTGATTTTGATTATACCGGTTACGACTGGGTCTATATCCCAAATTTCGGTCGTTTAGAATTTACGACTAATCAGTGCAACAGTGGCTCGGTAAGTTCGGGTGTCGCGGTCGGGTATTGTGATGTTGACCCGGGCAATGTATTATTTGGAATGGGGGGGCAATCTGTATGGACCTCTGGATCGGGAAGGATGTTATTCGGCATACGACCGACAGGAACATATTATGGACAAGAAGCCGTTTATTCAAAAGATCATATAAACCCGTCGGCAGGTTATAGCCATATTTGGCTAATGGAGGGTCAAAAAATATGAAACTGTATTTACTCGGCTTCGCCATGTTACTGTTAGCGTGTAGCGGCACGGATTCTAATTCTCAAAGAAGCCTCCAGGCGCCCAATGATTTAATTGGAGCGTGGCGATCCGAAACGGATTCCTCATTGGCCGTCATCTTGGATCGGATTTGCTGCGGAGAACGTCCCATAGTCAGCGGAAGCGTTCATTTTGGCAACCGCAAAAGCCGCTTGGATTCAACGCAAAGTCGCCTTTCCATGTATCCGATTCAGAAGCCGGATGGGAAAATGGTCTACACCTATGAGCTCTCCCTTTCGTTCAGCCTGGATTCCTTATGCGGGTTGGATGGAGTTGTGGAGGATAAGTCCGGGAATAACGAGCTTCCTAATCCGAATCTGCCCGATTCCCTTCGGCTATCTCTTGCAGTTTCGGTAAAGGCACCTAGCGGCTGCGCCGGAGAGCTGACCCGAAAGACTATCTTTACAAAGGAACCCTAAACGCCGGCCCCTTTCTCCGTTCTGGGGAAGGGGCTTTTAATGGTCGCGTGATGCGAAAGGAGGATTCGATGTTGTAGCGCAGCATAAGGAGGGCCAATGTCCCGTTCGTATCGGAAGCCGTGGGTCGTGGATGGATGGAAGGGATCCCGGCATAAGCAATTCATGAAGCGTGACGCGAATAGCCGGATTCGGAAGATGAAGGATATCCCAAATGGGGGCGCCTATCGGAAGTTCACCGACCAGTACAGCATCTGCGATTATAAATGGCGGGTAACCAAACCGAACCCCGATGAACCCGATGAATGGGCGCGGGAATATGATGCCAAATGGTGGGCGCGAGTAAGGAGAAAATAGCTTGAGGGTTATTGTCGCCGGTACGCGCCATATTTACGATTACCGTCCCGTCATGCGTGCCATTAAGGCGGCGCAGCTTTTGCCTAGGCCGATTCATATCCTTGAATTGGTTTGTGGCATGGCAGATGGAGTCGATACCACGGCCTACTATTTCGCCAAAATGGCGCGGATTCCGATCAAGGAATTCCCGGCGCCATGGGACGATTTAGAAATGCCTGGAGCGCGAATCGTTACCAGAAAAGATGGCTCCAAATACAACGCCAATGCAGGTCCCATTCGCAACCAATGGATGGCCGATTACGCCGACGCCTTGATCGCGATATGGGACGGCAGAAGTACCGGAACGGAAGACATGATCACCAGAATGCGTAGGAAAACGAACCTTATCCACGTGTATCGCATATAGAAAGGAAATATGAACGTCCGTCGCATCGAATTTGATGATACCTGGGAGCGCGTGGAAACTGGAGCTATCGCATTTGGCAACGATTGGCCAGGTTTATTTATCCGTGGCGATCAGTGTATCGACATGATGAACCGGCTTCACCATGCAAAATTGCTTTTGGATCGCTACGTGCCGGAGGGAAAGAAGCAGGATTCGAGTTGGTTTTTTGCCAAAACGGTCATCGATGGATTGATTAAGATGGTGAATGAGGACGTGCTTATCAAACCGTTCGACCCATCTTCGACTTCGACCCCGAGCGGCGGGCCTGGGCAAACGCCACCGCAATAGCCTGCTTGTCCGCCTTCTTCTTCCCGAACTTGGCGGCCGTCTTGGCAAAGGTTTTGCCCTTGTGGAATTCGGCGATGTTCTTGCCGATCGTGCTTTTACTGGAACCGTTTAGGAGGGGCATGTGCATTTCCTTTTAACTGTCTTGCGGTCAATTGACGGCCTGTTTATGGTGACGGCGATCGTCCTGTTCATCATGGCATCGATTGGCCATAGGCAATCCATGCGCCGCTTAAGTTCTAAGCACGTACAGATCCTCAACGACATTGTTCGTCTACAACGGTTACAAAGGCCTGAAGCGTATCCATCATCCGCTGGTACCGATCCGCTTCCGCCTGCAGGCGCTCAATCTCCGCCCGCGCAAAATCCCGCATCGCCAGGAGCGCCAGGGTCCGCTCCCCCGCCTCCTTGGATTGACGGGCTGCATCTGCGATGTCCGCGCTGCGGTCAAGTGGTGGAAGTTGCCGTGGGCTTAACCCTCCCGCACCCTGGCTTCCCGGAAGCCACTTAAAGAGACCCATAAGAACTAGATCCCGAGCGTGGTATTGATGGATGCCATGGATTGGGTCACGAAGATCGAATCGCCGTTCACGAAGTTGATCTTGGTGTTTCCAGATTCATGAGCGTAGAAATCGGTCACGTTGTTGAAGTTGCAATAGACGGTCTGGTTGCTGGTATTGGTCAACGCGACCATGCCAATATCCATGGTCAAAGAGCCAAGGTTCACGCTCAGGGAGTCATCGGACTTTACGCCATTCCACTGGACAATGCTGTAGCTGGCCACGTTCGGATCGGGCGTGATCGTGTTGACGTGGTGCAGGTTCAGCGTATGCTGCTGCGCATTGGTTTCCTGAACGGTCTTGTTGAAATCAAAGGTCTGGGACATGAAGCGTTACTCCGTCTGAAAGTTGGTCAGGACGTGCGTGCCGGCCACCTGCACCACGCGCATAGGCGGACCTAGGAACCGGGGCTCGCCGACCTTCCATTCCATGTTCTTTTGCTGGACAATATCGCCGGCTTGAAGCGGCGCCTCCGCAGCCTTCTGGATCGGTTCGATATCGGTGACCTTGAATATGCCTGTCTTGTACGGCATTTTATCCTCCCATCATCCCAGGCTGCCCTTGAACTCCGGCTAGAAATCCTTGCGGTCCGGACTGCGCATTCTGAAATGGGACGCCCTTCGGATTCGGCTGGCTAGGTGCGTTGATTCCCGGCATTTGCGGCTGGGGCGGAGCGCCGCCTGAGCCGCCAATCGGCATGGGACCGCCGCCCGCCGAAGCGCCGGCGTCAGGCCCCAAGGCGCCCGAAGTCTTAAGCATATCCAAAACCAAGGGATCGTGCATGTCTGGGCCCTTAAGCGCCAGCGACACGCGTATCGGATCGACCGGGGCGGAGGGGGGCGGTTGCGGGTTTTGCATGGCGGACATCTGCGCGGCAACCTGGTTGGTCTGGAAGACCAACACCAGTTTTTGGTAGTCCTCGGACAGCTTCGCGACTTCGGACAGCTTTTGCAATTCCTCATCCGGAACGCCGGGGAGGGACTGGATCACCAGGCGGGACAGCGCCTGCTTCGTCGCGGGATCGGGCAGGTACTGCGCCAAAGACACATACTGCTGCAGGAGCTGTCGGCGGAACGATTCGCTATTGGGCGATTGCGTAATGATCACCTTGAGGCGCGACATCTCCTCCACCATGATCCCGCCCGGGACATTGAGGTAGAAGGGCACGTTCTGCCGGCTGGACTGGAATACCATCGGATAGGTATAGTGCTGCTTGACCCCGCGAAAATACGCATCCCCAATCTGATGCCAGAAGGCTTTGAGGAACTTTTGCGGGATCTGCATGGCGATCTGCGCCTGCGCCAGCTTGGACTGGAATAGGACTCCGGATTCGCCGGTCTGGTCCAGCTGCGCTTGGACGGCAGGGACAGCGGGGGTCAGCTGCTGCGCCACGTTCAGCATCTGGTCCGCAGCCTGCGCGAAATCGGTCGGCGGCGGAGCCTTTTCCAGGTGTGCGATCTTGCGCTGGGAAATGGTACCCGGCTCGACCACGAAATACGCGCCGGGGCGGCCGCGCTGCTTCCCGATACGATCCAGTTCGGTCTGATCCTCGACGGCATCAGATTCAATGAGGAGCGCGTTGTTCGCGCTGGTCATGAGGATATGCGTCGCAGTGGAGACGCGCTTATTGTACGCTTCCTGCGCATCCCGGAGCTGGTCGACCAAGGTATTTGGATGCCCGTTGATCATGTTCGAGGAGAACGAGAAGAACGGGTAGCCTCCGACCTGAAGCTCCGTCGGGCCCTTTTGCAAGGAAAGATTCAGGCTAATCGAGGGACAGAAGGAATGGACATGGCATTCGACAACGGTCTTCGGAAGAAGCTCGTATCGCTTTCCCTGTAAGACGCCCATTTTCTGAACCAACTTCGCATCTTCGCCATCTTGGTCAGGAAGGAATTCGCCTAGGACCGGATCCCAAAGCGCCATCTTCTCGGTGCGCTTCAGCTCATACTTTTCAATGACCAGGTGCAAGCCGTTCAGCTTGTCGTAGAATTCGTCGCTTCGGTCAAAGATTTTCTCCAGCTCGGATTGCTGCAGGTTCTCATGCCGCACCCGCTCCCAATCCTCGACGGCTTGCTTGATCTCCGATGCCTTGGACTTGTACTTCCAGGCAATTTCTTCGGGGCTCATCCAAGCCGATTGGAAAAGCCATTTGCAATCGTTCAGGTTGTTGGATCGCCAGTCCGCATCGACCTGGATACGGTCGGGGGACACGTAGCGCCAGGCTAAACGGCCACGCGGATCCTTGGCGCGATCGACGTAGAATTCCAGGTAGCCGCGGTAGACGAAGCCGGCGCGCACGAACTGGAGGAATTCGAATTCGAAGTTGCAGAGGTCGCGATCCTCCATGTACAGCTCATTAAGCATGATCGCGACGTCATTCTTTTCGCCAAGCTCGGTCTCGTAGCTGGTCTGGTATTCATCATTCAAAACCGATCCGACAATGGTATCGACCTTAGTTTCGATGAAGTTGAAGGTGTGCGGCGGACGGCCTTCTTGCTGAAGCAGACGGACCGCCTGCTCATCCCATTGGCCGTAGTCCGTGCCGTCGTAGAAGCGCCAGTTTTTCCGCTCGCGCGTGCGCTCCCGCACCGCCCGAAGCTTTTGCGTGCGGAAAAGATTGCGGTCCTTAAAGACGTCGTTCGCGTCCGGACCGAAGGGGCCAACGGACGCGCCGATCAATAGGTCTCCGAATAATCGCGAACCTTAACGGCGGACTTCTTCGGTGCGGGCTTGGACGCTTTCTTCTTGGGCTTTGCTTTGGGCTCGCCGACCGCTTCCGATACCTCCGCATCCGGTGTTTCATCGGTCTCTTGGCTCGGGTCCTCGCCGCCTTCAGCGCCAATCATGTGCGCCTTCAGCTTGTTCATGATCGTGCCCATGTCCGGCGCGATATGGTCGGAGCCCATTGGCTCGCCATCGCCCCCGTGCATGCTCATGATGTAGCCGCCGTTCGCCTCGCGGATATGCGCGCTACGCGGGTTCTTGTGGGGCATCGGGGGCTGGGGCATCTTGCTGCCCATCCGCGCCGCGGCCATCCCCTTGGCTCCCGTCATTTTGCCTGCCATATTCCTGGTACTCCTGCCCGGGAAGCTTGACGCCCATCAAGGTGAATCCCGGGAGGGCACGCTTGATGAATTCGGATAGGGTGGGGGGCTCGGGCGCCCCCTCCGCTTCAGCCGGCATGGGCCTTAGCCCCCGTCCGGATGGTCCGTCAGGAGGATGCGGTACTTGGTCCCCGAGTTATCCTCGCGCACCGTCACATAGCCCAGCTTGTTAAAGTTGGGGTAGACGGTCAGGGCCACAAACGCGCCCGCCTGAGGGGCTTTGCACAGGTCCAGGCCGGCGTTGGTTTGCTGGGGCACCTGCGCCCAATAGGACTGGTCGCCGTAGCGGACACCGTCCTGGGGCAGAATGACGGAGACATTAGGATTTGCAGCCATGGTTAGCTTTCCTTAGGAGATTCCGGAATCAGGGCTTCTCGGGGGAGGCGGACCACGTCAAAACCGCGGATGGCCCTCCGGGAGACGAGGTACTTTTGGCCGCATTTGGGGCAGATCAGGGTGAGCGCTTGCTCATCGATCTTGGCCAAAAACCGCCGGCAGGTGACCTCGCCGCCGCTCTTCTTGTCGTGCTTCTCGGAGCACCTGATTACGGTCGTTTTCATGTTCGCCCATCCTACGCTTAAAGGAGCCCGCAAGAGGCCCGCGCATCGGGTTCAAGGGGGTAATACGGAGTTGGTGGTTTGAGCGAAACGGGGTTATCTTCTAGAGGAAACCATGTCTAGGAGCACCATGGCTTTACCCCCCGAGGAACGGAAACTACGGCAGGCGGAATGGAACCGGACTGCGTATAAGGAGCGGACTGCAAATCCGAAGCGGAGATACTGGCTTGTCTGCGTGCGGTTTTCCTACGCTGAACTGCGGGCATTTCAGAAGGCGTGTAAGCAGAAGAAGACGAAAGTCTCTACCCGGCTTCGGTACCTGGCCTTAAAGGATGCGAGGCGCTGAAAGGGATGGCTTGTGTTTGATCCTCCGAAAGAAGATGCAGAACGAGCAGCAGCTTACGCTGTTCTTGGTCTTGTTCTAACCATTATTGCCTACGTCATTTGGGAGGTCATTTGAGTAATCAGGACGCGGCCCCCTCGGAGGGCGCCAGCCCGGAGCCGGGCAACCTGAGCGTGGCAGCGGATGAAGCTTGGCGCACTTGGAGAGCTTGGGAGGGGGCGTCTTCCCAGGCCGAGGCAGCCGAATTCCGATCCA